AATGCTGACGAGAAGATTCGTATCAAGACGCTATCGATTGGTGTGGTAATTCCAGACGTCACGATGGAGCTAGCCAAGAATGGCGATGACATGTATTTGTTCTCGCCATACGATGTTGAGCGCGTCTACGGCATTCCATTCAGCGACATCTCGGTAACTGAGAAGTACCACGAGATGGTGGATAACCCTGAGATTAAGAAGACCAAGACCAAGGCGCGTGAGCTGCTCCAGCGCATTGCCGAGCTTCAGTTTGAGTCGGGGTACCCATACATCATGTACGAGGACACCGTCAACCGCGAAAACCCAATCCAGGGCCGCATCAACATGTCAAACCTCTGCTCTGAGATTCTGCAGGTGAATACCCCAACCACTTATAACAACGATCTTTCCTATAAGGAAATTGGTAAGGACATCTCCTGCAACCTTGGTTCACTAAACATCGCAAAGATGATGCAGTCTCCTGACTTTGCTAAATCTGTTAAGACCGCGATTAAGGCCCTTACTGCTGTTGCTGACCTTAGCTATATTGACTCAGTAATGTCAATCGCCGAGGGTAACCGCAAGTCTCGTGCTATTGGACTTGGCCAGATGAACCTTCACGGTTACTTTGGTCAGGAGCGTATGCACTATGGAGATGAAGAGTCTTTGGACTTTACGAACATTTACTTCATGACTATTCTTTACAACGCACTCAAAGCTTCTGCCGAGCTTGCTCGGGAACGTAAGAGCAAGTTTGACGGCTTCGAGAAATCTAAGTATGCGGACGGCTCGTTCTTCAACAAATACATTGATGAAAAGTGGGAGCCTGCAACTGAGAAGGTTGCTCAGCTATTCAAGGATGCAAAAATCAAGCTTCCGAAGAAAAAAGACTGGGTTGAGCTTCGTGACTTCGTAATGGAGCATGGTCTGTACAACCAGAATCTACAGGCTGTTCCTCCAACTGGTTCTATCAGCTACGTAAACAACTCGACCAGCTCTATTCACCCAATTGCTGCACCGATTGAGGTTCGCAAGGAAGGAAAGCTTGGCCGCGTTTATTACCCAGCTCCTGGTCTAACCAATGACAATCTTGAGTACTTCAAAGATGCCTACGAGATCGGTCCAGAGAAGATCATTGATGTCTACGCAGCCGCTACCCAGCACGTCGACCAGGGTCTATCCCTGACGCTGTTCTTCAAGGACACTGCCACCACCCGTGATGTCAACCGCTCGCAGATCTATGCATGGCGCAAGGGCATCAAGACCATTTATTACATTCGTATTCGTCAAACAGCTCTCGAAGGAACCGATGTCGAGAACTGCGTAAGTTGCATGCTATAGGAGCTAAATTGATTACAAGACCAATCAACTGGAACAAGATTGAGGATTCCGTAGATCTAGACGTCTGGAATCGCCTCACTCAGAACTTTTGGCTGCCTGAGAAGATTGCGTTGTCTAATGACATTCAGTCTTGGAGCACTCTTCGACCAGAAGAGCAGCTACTGACTATGCGAGTATTCACTGGCCTCACCATGCTCGACACCATTCAGGGAACTGTTGGTGCGATGAGCCTGATGCCAGATGCTAGAACTCAGCACGAAGAGGCCGTCATTACCAACATCGCCTTCATGGAGTCTGTCCACGCCAAGAGCTATTCATCGGTGTTTTCGACTCTCTGCTCGACGAATGACATTGAAGAAGCATTCCGCTGGTCAGAGGACAACCCATACCTGCAGAAGAAGGCAGAGATTGTTCTCGGTTACTATCACGGGAATGACCCACTGAAGCGAAAGGTTGCCTCAACCCTGCTGGAGTCATTCCTGTTCTACTCAGGCTTCTACCTGCCGATGTACTGGTCTTCCAGAGCAAAGCTGACCAACACTGCAGACCTAATTCGTCTAATCATTCGCGATGAGGCCATCCACGGCTACTACATCGGATACAAATATCAACTAGCTCTTGCTGAAGAATCTGCAGAACGCCAAGAAGAACTAAAAAATTACGCCTATGATCTTTTGATGGAACTATATGAAAATGAAATTAAATACACTCAAGATCTTTATGACGAAATTGGATTAACTGAAGATGTAAAAAAGTTTTTACATTACAATGCCAATAAAGCACTAATGAACTTGGGTTATGATCCTCTTTTCCCGAAAGAGATTACTAACGTGAATCCGGCTATTCTTGCCGCTTTGTCTCCAAACTCGGATGAGAACCACGACTTCTTCTCCGGTTCTGGCTCCAGCTACGTCATGGGCAAGCACGAGTCTCTCACAGACGACGACTGGGACTTCTAGTAACATTTACTGGTTAGGAGAGCCCATGAAAGAACTCAAGCACCTACACCTAATGGTTAGGGCAGAAATTACTCGTCCAATCCAGACCGAGGAAGAAGCAAAAGTCTGGATGAAAGACCTTGTCGACTTTATTGATATGAAAGTTGCCGCTGGTCCTATTTCTAAGTATGTAGATATGCCAGGAAATGAAGGTGTAACTGCTGCAATCTCAGTTGAAACGTCACACATTGCTTTTCACATTTGGGAAAAGCGTGATCCAATGATTATTCAGTTTGATCTCTACACATGCGGTGAACTTGATCATCTAAAAGTTTTAGATCACTTAGCTGAAACTTTTGGTATTACAAAAATTCAGTGGCAGTACTTAGACAGAGAAAATGGCTTTGAGCTTTTAGATTCATCAAATTAGGATAAATTTATGCCAACTTATCTTTATGTTTGCGAGCGGGGCCACGAGTACGAAGAAACTCGAAATATGTCAGAAAATCCTCGCCGTACGATTTGCACAAAACCAGACTGTGGCACTAAACTGATACGTAAATTTAGTGCTCCGTCCATTACGTTTAAAGGGACGGGGTTTAACGCAAACAGAGGATAACTGAATGACACAAAAGAATCGTCTTACCAGAAGCATTACCGTCCCACTTTTTGTTTTAAAAGACGATCCAGCTTGTGCTCAAACAGATCCCGAAATATTTTTTCCCATGGATATAGACATGGGATTTGGAATGGTTACAGCCAAATACCAAAACCTAGAATCGGCCAAAAAAGTATGCCAAGAATGTCCACTAATTCGCGAGTGTTTGGAGTATGCCCTAAAAAATAACGAGCTTGGGGTTTGGGGCGGAACAACAGAACATGAACGAAAGCTCATTAGAAAGCGCAATTATCGTAGATATCCAGTAAAACACCGAGGGCCTAGTATCAGGTAAACTAGAAGTACCTAGGGAGAGAGGCGAGTTACGTAACCCAAAACCTAGGAGAACCCATGGGGATATTCGCTGAAGTATTCCGTAGAACCGCAGCACTAATCATCCTCCGCATTAGCGGAACCTTTGCTGGTGGCTCTATTGCTGGAGTAGAGCTCTGGCAGTCTGCAGCTGTTGCTGCATTCATCGGCGTAATGGACGTGGCAGAGAACCTGTCCCGTGCTTACATGCTGGACGGAAAGCTAGACATAGATGAGATTAACACTGCCTTTGGTGGTGCCGCTTATCCAGACCAGGACCCAGAAGCCGAGGCAGCTGTCTCTGAAAACGAGAACAAGTCTGCTTAATAACCAAAATAAAAGTCCCTACTAATCTATTGTTAGTAGGGACTATTATTTTTCTGTGAAAACATTAAAAATTGGATTTACTGCGTCAGCCTTTGATCTTTTGCATGCCGGGCATATTTTAATGCTAAAAGAAGCAAGATCAGTTTGCGACTATTTAATAGTTGCCCTACAGACCAATCCAAATCTTGATCGCCCCAGTAAGCGCAAACCAATGCAATCTATTGTTGAAAGGCAAATACAACTAAAGGCGGTCTCATATGTTGATGAAATAATTGTATATGAAACAGAAAAAGACTTACTTGATCTTATAAAAGCTTTGCCAATTGATATTCGAATTATTGGGGAAGACTACAAAGGAAAAGATTTTACTGGAAAAGATTATTGTTTATCTGGTGGTATAGAAATATATTATAACCAAAGATCACACGATTTTTCTTCGACAGAGTTAATTGAAAGAATTAAAAACAGTCAGAATTAAATAAATTTTTAAGGTACGGCTCAGATATGCCTACTTCGGCGGGGGTGCCCAAAGATAGATATGTGTCGGCCAGTATGTGGCCGCAAGTATTTCTAACTACTGACTCTTTTACTACATCTGAAATATAAAATTCTTTGTCTTTTTTTAAATTTTGTTTTGCTTTTTCATATAAATTTAAATATGTATCAGCAGACTTAAATATATAACAACCAACTATTGCTAAGTTAGAAATTTTCTTTTTTTCAGAAATTGAAATAACTTTATTTTTGTTTGTGTCTAAATAACAATGCTCGGGGTGATTAGACTCTCCAGCTACAATATAGCATTCTTTTTCAAGATCCCAAAAAACTTTTTTGTTGTCAAACAATAAAAACATATCGGAGTCTAAACAATATATTGGCGAAGTTCTGTCTAGTTCAGGCCCTAAATTAATTAAACATTGTGCAACGGTTTCAGCGGGTCCGCTAGTTGATTCATTTATAGCAACAATTTTTAAATTTTTTAGATTTAACTTTTTGTTCGATAAAAAAATTGATTTAGATATAATTTCTACATCTAAATTTTTTGCTACAATTACTGTTTTATCTGATTTAATAGATTTTTTGCTGCCCAGGAGAGACCAATAAATTATTGGATTGTTGGCCACTACTATTGAAGGTTTTGGGATTGAGTAGCCAAGGTTTTTAAATCTTAGGCTGTCGCCTGCTGCGGGAATTATGGTTATAGTCATAGTTTTAATACTAACTTATTAAAAATAAAGTAAAACATAGTATTATAGTACTAAATTAAATTCTATTCATTGGAGATTTATTGTGTTAGTTGTGCCTGCAGAGTGGGGGCCCCGATTAATTGAAACTTATAACTCCACTTCTAATGAATATGTGACCATAAAATACGGCAAAGATCCAGTTGAAAACCCCCATAGATTTAATTATTACAACATCTCTGATAGTCCCCCCGAGTCCCCTGAGACTTATAAAATTATTTCTATTCTTAGCGATCAAAGAAAATATTTAATTAGCACAGCCAGTAAGGCTATTTCTCACAATATCCAACAAGATATTCCTTCAATTGTTGAATACGCCAAAAAATACCCTGGAATGTTGGCTGTCATATTTGAGCCAGAGTATGCCGGAATGAAAACAGCAATATCAAAATATTTAACAATGAAAAAAATTGAATATACTTTTGTTCCTTATGACAGTTGTTTGCATATAAATAATTTTTTTATTGTTGAAAGTTTCCGAGGGACGCTTCAATCAATGAGAGACTCTTTGGAGTTTATAGAATACACTGTAGGAGTAGTAGACGAAGAAAAATCGCCCAATAGAAAAGTGTATGTAAGTAGAAGCAAAACAGAAAAAAAATATTATCGCAAAGACGGTGAACTAATCACTCTCGATAAAAGAATTGACGATGAATATATTTTAGAAAATTTTTTTAAAAGTCACGGCTATGAGATAGTCTCGCCAGAAGATTTTTCTAACATACAAGAACAGATGTCCTATTTTAGGGATGTAAGGGTTTTAATCGGGCTTTCTGGCGGGGGCCTTACAAATCACATGTTTATGCAAAATGGTCAAACTGTAGTTGAGCTAGCTACACAGATCAAACCAGGATACATACCTGGAGTCTCTAAAGAAGAGACTAGGTCTTATCATATGGAGTATATTGCTATGTCATATGTAAAACATCACACCTATATAGTGATGCCACACAATGAGACAGCTGTCGACATTCTAAGAAAGTTTGTTGACAATAGCTCATTAAGGGGTCTTTTAGATTGATCAATAAATAGGCTTCCCGGGACTTGACAAACTAATTGATCTTTGCTACTTTATGTGGCATGACTGTTTATAAAAAGTGGCCAGCAGTTTTAGCTTTTGCCGTATCTCTTGTTTTAGGGACCGCGGCGGTGGTACCGGCTGAGGCAGCGGGGCGTCGATTTAAAGAAACCATTTTTAGAACAATGGGGTACCAAACCCCTGCTGGGTGGGGGCTTGACCGGATAGACGGCATTAAAGACGGTAAATACGAATATGTGGGTGACGGAAAATCAATCCGAATTTATATCGTAGATACTGGCGTAGATGCTAATCACCCCGAACTAGCCGGAAGAGTGCTTCAAGGGTTTGACGCATTTAATCAAAATCTTTCGCAGAGTGACTGTAACGGACATGGAACTCACGTTGCTGGTGTCGTTGCTGGGACAACTTATGGTGTGGCTAAGGCGGCCTCGGTGGTTCCGGTTAGGGTTCTTAACTGTTCTGGTCAGGGTAACACTAGCAGCTTGCTAGCAGGAATTAACTGGATTCTTTCCGCTCATCCGGCTGGCACTGTTGGAATAGTGAACATGAGTTTGGGCGGAACAAAAAGCGATCAAGCAAATGCTGCAGTAGCAAGACTTATAGATGCTGGTCTTGTAGTAGTGGCTGCTGCGGGCAATTCAAATGTTGATGCTTGTACTTTCTCTCCCGCCAGTGCGCCCGGCGTAATTGCTGTTGGGGCAATCGATGAATCGGACACTAGAGCATCTTTTTCGAATTGGGGCTCTTGCGTAGATGTTTTTGCGCCGGGGGTTCGAATAAGCTCGGCTAATTCTGCAAACTTTAGCCTTCCAGCGTCCAGAAGTGGGACCTCTGCTGCAAGTCCGTTTGTGGCTGGAGCTATAGCCACCTATGTATCTAGTAACAAAGTTTTAAGCGCTAAAGATGCCCTACCAACTTTGCTTTCTTTGGGAGAGCCCGGAATAGTAAAAAACAGCAGTTTTTCTAATAACTATCTAGTAAATGTAGAAAAGTCTTTTAGCGTAGCTCCTGCCCCCGATCCAGCTCCGATTTCGTCTCCTGTTCCAGAACAAATTCAGCTTCCCGAGGCAGTTAGCGTCGTTCAAGCGGGCTCTGGATCATTCTTTGGGATCCTGAGCTGGAACTCTATTCCAGGTGCGACTTCCTACTTAATCTACAAAACTGGATCTATAAGACCTGGATGGAGACAATTTGCTTCTGTCTCCGTAGGAACAAACAATATGACTATTTCAGACAAACCGGGTGCAGTTGCCGTCTATCGAATAGTGGCGATTGTAAATGGATCTGAGGTAGAGATTGGCACTGTGAAGTATTTTCCTTCTAGATAAGGTACTAAATATAGCAGATTGAACACCTTGATTTTGCTGGATAATGTACATAACGCTACGTGCAATAACGTCATACAAACTTAGACCTAAGATTGTATGAAATTTGGTTGCAGTCAGAATGAATTAGCTGTATACTGAATGTAATCCCCGAGCACGGGATCTAACTAAATAATTAACTCACTAAGGAGCACAAAGTGGTTTCATCGTCATCTGTTGTACAGCGGCTAGTAATTCAATCTGCCGAATCTACCTACTATAAATATCAAGAATTAGTTTTTCAAATGGGCGACGCGGTTCATGTCCCATTTACTGCTGCTGGTCTGGCAGAGGCCCAGGCGGCCATGATCGAGGCTAGAAAAGCTGATCGAATTAACCCTAAAGCTATAGAGACTTCTCACTGGGTGCTTACTACAAGACTGGACTATATGGATTTTGATGTTGATAATACAGACATGGATCCAATTTACTGGTTGCATCCGATCCATGCTTTTTATGAGCACATTAGAAGTTTTGATGAGCCTGGAGAAAAGCTTTTAGGTCTTTACGCTAGGGGCGATACGTCATATCTGCCACTAATTTCTGAGGGCGGGGAGATTTACTTTTTATGTACCAAATTTCATAAAGGCGACTTTTTAGTTACTTTTGCATATTTTCCGGACAGACCGTTTGAGGTAAAAGAAAAATTATACGAACTTTTAAACAATCACGAAACTAGATAGGGAAAATATGGACAACATTAGGGAAATCCACCTACGCGATCAATTTGCTGGTGCCACGGAAGAAAATGCAAATCTATCTAGGCACATAATGGACTCAGCGGCAACTAGGCACATTGAATCCGGCTCTGTTGACGTTTCTAATTTGCTTCTTAGCCCCATATTTTCTAAGTGGAAAATTTTAGACTCTCTTAGATATCCAGGGTCTAAACAGCTTGCTCCTAAACTTTGTCAACACCTAAGTTTTGACTCTGCGACCGTATGGTTTGGGGCCCTGCCCATGCCGGATCGAGCTATGTGCCGTTCTTGCTTTATGAGCGCTATTCTTACCGAAATACCAAAAAACGACAAATCTTGCGATTCTTGTGGTAAATACACGGAAGAATTTCACCTGTTCAATGTTCCAATAGCTAACATAAATGTAACTGGAACTGTGTGTGCAGACTGTTTTAAGTCTGTGACGTAAATTCGGCCTAATATCAGCGTATTAGCTGGGGGCTGTTAGAATTTTAATATGTTTACAAAAGAGTCCGTAAATCGAGCAATCCTTGATACCAGAGTACTTCTTTGGAAAAATGCTTTTCCAAATACGCCAGCTTGGGAGCGGTTTATAGATCACGCCCACGACAAGTACTGGGATGAAAGCTACGATCCGTACTTAAAGTACGACGATAAAGAGTACTCGGTGCGTGGCATAAACATTAGAGAAAATTACTACTTTATGGTTAGGGATGCTGGCACTGACTACTTTCCGGAATCTGAAGAGGTAGTAAAAACCCTAAAGTCTTTTACAGATTCAGATCCGCTATACACAGTCACTTTTGTTAACTTTATAGCCAACGAGATTCCAATTAATATTCACTCGGATCCTAGGCACTCTTTTTATTGGCAGACTAAAGGCAGCTCGACCTGGAAGGTTTGGCACAATATGCCTGATGACGTGGATCTGGATGGGCTAGCCGTAAACTCTGATCCCAACGAAGTTATATTCGTTGAAGAGGGAGATCTTTTATTTGTGCCTCACGGTGTGCTGCACTCCGTGGACACGCCTAGGCCAAGAACCGCCATGTCTTTCACATACAAAGTAGACCTGTCCACTGCTTCATGTTCTTGTCATACTTCAGAAGACTTAGCTAAATTTAATCAGTAACTAATTCTGGGTCTGTGTAATAAAACATATATAAAACATTTACTCGGGTGTTTTCTAAAATTTCTTGCACTCCGTGGCGAGTAGAGTGCCCGTTAAATAGAACGATGGTTCCTTGGCGGGGTTTAAAAGAGATTAGGTCTCCTTCGTAGAAGGTAAAATTGCCACCGTCATAGTCATCATTTAGGAAAAGGCCGCAAACAAAAGTCTTCTTGTTGGGATCGTGAGCATGCTCTGCACTGTAAGAAAAGTCCATGTGCGAGTCGAGATATGCGCCTTTATCCATGATGTTTCCGAAAGCTCTATCTAATATAAAACTTTCGTCTAGGTCATAGTGCTTTTTGAAGAAGTTATAGGCATAAAGCCCTACCTGTCTTAAAGTGTCGTTGGCATCCCAGGGGAATCCTTTGTCTCTCGTCAACATCTCGAAACTGTCGATCCCGTAAGTTCTGTAGTTGTCGCGAGGGTCCGGACCGCACCTTGACAGAATTTCCTCTTTAAGTGTTTCGGCTTCTTCTTTAGTTATAAAGCCCTCTATGACAGTTACAAGTTGCTCGTTAATGTTGGGCACTTTGCTCCTCCTGGAGTCGGTTATTTGGAATGTAGTCCCTAAAGAAAAAAATGAAATTTATACGACGACCGCTAGTTATTGGTCTGACACCGTGTAGGTTTTCAGCGTTTCCCCTAAACATAATGACGTCCCCTGCTTCTAGCTTGACTTGAAGGTTGTGGTGCTCAAAGTACAGCTCCCCGCCTTCGTAATCACTATTAAGCATCAAAATTCCTGAATAGTGCTTTTCAACTTCTGGTTTGTCTGGATAGTAGTCTCCATCGTCGTCGTGTGCTGGATTTTCGGTGCCTGTTTCCATAATGTTTCCAAAAAAGCGTTTCATATCAAAAGTGTGCTCAATCTCATAGTTATCGAGGAAATAGTTTTGAGCCTTAGTAAAAACTTTTTTAATGGGGTCTAGAAAGGGAATCTCTTCGTTGTGCCATTGATCATGTTCTACAGAAATAAGCCTGTAGCCCGGACGAAACTTATCGCTAGTTGCATATTTGTCAATCCACTTAACATATGCTTCGCACTGCTCTGGAGTCAAAGCATTTTTGACTAAATGGTAGGGCAAGGCTTTTTCGGTCATATTTGATATTCTATCAGCCGATTAGTGAATTAGATTTATCAATTAAACTAATGGGATGACCCAAAAATACATTTTGGTACGAGAATTCTTGTCTAAAGAAGAGGCTAAATCTTTAGAGCTATATGCTAAAAAGGCTTTAATTTTAGCGTCTTTTGTGGATGGAATTGGCTCCTACCCACTGGGGAATAGGCCAGACAGTTGGTCTGATGGGGGCTATATTGAAAAAATCTTTAGAGTTTCCCTTAATTATTTTGATAAAAATAGATCGGGGGGAGTTTTGGAGTCGGTTAAATTCTTTTTTAGAGAATTAGTCACCGGCTCTAAAATTATGCCAACCGTAGAACGCGACACCAGTAGGGATGCCCAGGTCCATAAGATTGACAGAAAAATTGCAATACTTGGACTAAATGACGATTATGAAGGTGGAACTACTACTTTTACTAACACCGGAGACACCATTAAATTGGGGGCAGGCGACTTGCTTATGTATGGAGTAGATGAATCTAATGAGGTGGGAGTATCTGAAGTAATTTCTGGAAATAAATTAGAGCTTGTACTTTGGTATTCAGAAATACACTTAAAAACTAGATTTGATGAGTTCTACATGCCGCCTATGGAAGATGATTCGGATAGATTTTAATGGACGCCCCTACTGGTAAAGCACTTTTATACGCTCGTGTGTCAACGCAGATGCAGGTTGATGACGGTGTGTCACTAGGAGCGCAGGAACGCCAACTAATCCAAGCTGCGCAAATGTATGGCTTTACTGAGTGGGAAGTAATGCTGGAAGAGGGCCGCTCCGGCAAGAATGTTTCGGGCCGACCAAAGTTAATAGACGCCCTCCATCAGTTAGACGAAGAAAAAGCGGGAGCGCTGATTGTAACCAGGATTGATAGGTTGGCTAGGTCAACCAAGGACTTCCTGGACATTGTGGATCGAGCTGGTCGTAATGGTTGGCGTCTGATCATGCTGGACCTGAATCTTGATACATCTACATATCAGGGTCGGTTTGTAGTCACGATTATGTCGGCACTGGCTGAGATGGAGCGAGGCATAATTGCCGAGCGAGCCAAGGACATTCACAAGGACCGACGGGAGCAAGGGGTGGTTTGGGGTAAGGACATTGGCCCTAAGCAAATAATTTCGCCGGCAGTGGCGGAACAAATAAAAATTAAAAGAAGTCTTGGTCACTCATATCAATCAATTGCAGATAGTTTAAACCAACAGGGAATTCCTTCCGCCCGTGGGGGCAGCTGGTACGCTTCGAGTGTTAAAAACATAGTAGACGCCACTATTGTCGAGGCACCTACAAATGAAGCCTAGGAACTTTAACACTATTGATATTGACTTAGAGCGTGAAGTTGTAAGAAAGTCTTCCACTAAAATAGACAAGCTTGAAGGCGAGATTCTATTCTACGTTAACTCTCCTGATCAAATTAAAAAGCTCATGCCTAGGCTTTACAGATATTCAGAAAACTTTTCTTGGTATGAAATGGAATATCTAGACCTCCTACCTTTAACTGAACTAGTAAACAGTAAAGAACTTTCAGCTAAGGATTGGGCGCAGATCTTTTTTTCAATAAATGAAGTTTATTGTAAGTTTAATGAAACTGGGCAGAAGACTGACTATGCCACTCTTTATAGGTTATTTATTAAAAAAGCACTTGATCGAATATACGAAATAGAAAATAAAGAACTTAAGAACATATTCTTTGAGGGATGCATATTAAATGGCAAAAAGCACAGAAGTTTGGGTAGCTTATTAATTGAAAACTCTGGCGTATTATTTAAGACGCCCCCGGAAATAGCCGTGCTTCATGGTGATTTCTGCTTCTCGAACATTATGATTAGTAAAGATTTGCAAACCATAAAACTTATTGACCCTCGGGGTGGATTTGATGGGCCATCAATTTACGGCCCGAGGGCATACGATATTGCCAAACTTTGTCAGAGCTCCTACAGCTGGTATGACAAAATTATTGAGGGCTACTATGAGCTGACTAGGTCTGATAGTGGGTACGGGCTTCGTGTGATCGGGCATGACTGGTCAACTCGCTCCCAGAGTGCTTTTAATCAAATGCTAGAAACCTTTGGTTTGACTAAATATGACGCCAAAAGACTGGCCGGGCTTATGATTGCCGGAACCCCTGCCCTACACTTAGACGACCAAAATAGGGCTGTGGCATTTGCCCTAAATGCCGTACTACTACTATCCGGCTAAATCAGATAACATAGAGCCATGTCTGTCCCCAAAAAAGTCCGCATAGGCGCCCAGGTTTTTCACATTGAGGAACGCAACGTCAAAAAAGACGGAACCCTCAATGACAACTCTTATGGCTACACGCTAGACCAGGGCAACTTGATAGTACTGGACGCCAATATTGCATTCACTAAAAAACAACAGACGCTGCTCCACGAAATCATTCACGCCATTGGGATGGTTTATGGCAGCGGCCAAAAGACGCCCGACGGTAAAGATCCTTATGATGTGTGGGAACACCACTTTATTGGTATTTGGGAAGCACCTATGCTATCGTTTATTAAAGACAATCCTGAGGTTGTCGAGTGGTTGCGACTAGAAGAGGAACCTAGTGGGGAGAAAAAACAAGGCGTCAGAGCCTCTAATACCTCGGCCAAACGCTGAGTGGGAATATAAAACTGAAATCCAGGTCCATGGCCGCAACATTACTCCTGGAACCGAATTAAAAATCATCGGGGAGCGTGGGCGCTACCGATTTATTAGATTTGTTAAAAACACTAACGGTGCAGAATGGATTGATGTCTGGGGCGGCCCCAAGGGAGCCGAACAGTGGCGAAGCTTTAAGCTTGATCGAATTAAGCGGGTGCACTACAAAAATCAAACTGTTGGGAACCTTGCTGCAGAGCACAAAGCAAAGATGAAGGCTAAAAAGGCTGAGCTAGAAGATGCCGAGGATTAAACAAAAAGACTGCGTAACTTGCGTCCCAACTAAAGACACTTGCTTGGTTATCTCAACGGATGTCTATTTTGTTGACTACGCCAAGACGCTATTAAAGAGCGTGAGCGCCAACTATAGCGGAGCTAACAAGCTAAAGGTCTTTGTCTTGTCTCCAGAAGACATTCACTACAGGGCTGCTGACTTTGTTTTCCCCAATCTAGACGTTGAGTTTACCTATCCCGAGAATGTTCGCCCGCACGAGGAAAGCGGCTTTGTGGGCAAGATGTATAAAAATAAGCAATACACCGGAACATCTCTATATCGATACTTTGTCGGCAGCGTGTGCGTGGATTATCGAAAAGCCGTTTACATAGACGTTGACTGCATAATTGCCAGAGATATCCAGCCGCTGCTTGATTACAAGTTAGGAGACGCCCCTATTGCTGCGTTCCCTGAGATCCAACTAAGCTTTCCAGAAAACGAGACATTTAGGGATACGTCAATCTTCAATAGCGGGGTCATGGTGATTAACCTGGACTATTTCAGGGAAAACAACATAGAAGACGTTTTGATGGATGTTTCTATGAACTTTGATGATTGGCTTGGGTACGCAGACCAGGATGTCTTTAATGTTGTCTTTAAAAATAACTGGTCAGCGCTGAGCATTAATTTTAACTATTTAGCTAATATTTATAAATCTCTTCCGGTATTAGACCCTGTGGTTGTACACTTTGCTGGTAAGAGCAAACCATGGCTGTCAGGAACTCAGGACAGCAAATGGAAGCAGTTGTGGAGAATGTATCATGAGCGATAAGCCGCACTACAACGTAGTGATCGCTACGCCTGGTAAAGAGCTGCACCAGGGGTATGTAACTAGCCTTGTCGAAACTTTGCGCTGGCTAGGCGAGCAGGGACTGACTTACAAGTGGCTAAACAAGTCTGGGTCGTTGATATCTACAACCAGAGAGTTGACTGCGCTGGACGCCTACAATCCAAACTGGGAAACGCGAGAGCTTGGCAGCGGGCAGTTTACCTATGACAAAGTCATCTGGATTGATTCTGACATCAGCTGGGGCATCGAGCAGTTCAAAGCACTGTGGGAGCACGAGCTAGACATTGTCGGTGGCATGTACCAAACTGCACCAGATGGACGCGTGGCAGTTGCAATGTTTGACGGGATTGGTCAGCCAACCGTTGTGCGAGAGCAAGACTTCATTTTGATAGACGCCCCTATTGTTGAAGTATTCGGCGTCGGATTCGGCTTTGTGGCAATGAAGAGTGGTGTGTTTGAGAGGTGTGACAGGCCGTGGTTCTTGATGGAGAGAATTAGGTGGGCGCACTTGGATTTTGATTTGAACATTGGTGAGGACTATTCGTTCTGCATGAATGCAAGGCGTAATGGGTTTACTATTTACTTGGACACCAGAATTAAAGTGAAGCACCACAAGGAGATTATCTATGAGCTTAGGTAGAAGCGTTACCGTGATAACTCCTACAACCGGCGCACCAGAATTAGTAGACGCCCTTATTAGTGTAGAAAACCAAGACTACGATGGGCCAATCGATCACTTAGTAGTTGTCGATGGTCAGGAGTTTTTGCCTAAGGTTATTGAAATGGTTGAAAGGTCTGGAACGAATCCAACTGTTATGGTGCTCCCATACAACACTGGAGCCAATGGTTGGAATGGACATAGGGTTTACTCGGCTGTACCTGCGCTTGTAAATAGCGAATACATTGCTTTTTTAGATCAAGACAACTGGTATGAAGTAAATCATATTTCAAGTCTGGCTGCCAAACTTGACAATAATGAAAATCTAGAACTAGCTTTTTCATTGAGATCTATCTACGAAAAAGATAGGACCTACGTAACAGATGATAATTGTGAGTCGCTAGGTCTTTGGCCTATTTGGAACTCAGGGGGGACCGGATTTTTAATTGACACGAGCTGCTTTTTCTTTAGAACGGCTTTTATAAGAAGAACCGGAAGAAAGTGGCTGCACCCCTACAATGCTGACGCCGTGTATTCAATGTCATTAAAAACAGCATTTTCTGGCAAATACGAAACAACTGGGCTGTACACCTTAGGCTACAGACTAGGTGGGGGACCTAAATCCGTGAAAAAAGAATTTTTCTTAATTGGCAATATTTACTACATGGATATGTATCCGGGCGGTAACTATCCTTGGAAAAATTTTACTGGCAAATAAGATAGCGTGAATATATGAAAAACAGTGTAACTTTTTATTGTAAAGATGCTTCAGAAAAATTTCTTGAGGAGTCTTCTGTAGATTTATTTATTGGCCATCCGCCCTACTATATGACTGAATTAGAGCTAAATGGTGGTGATCCAACCAAGCAAATGCAGAATGCCGAAAGCCTAGATCAATATCTAGAAAGACTGCTGCTTTCTTTTCTTCACATGGAAGCTGCTTTAAAAGAAGACGGCCATATGTTTATTGCTCTTGAGAATACCAGGCTGGGCCTTGGGATTTTGCCAAAAATATTTGATAAAACTAAACTACAACTCCAAAGCATAAGACTATGGGACTACTCATCTAAATTTGATATGGGCGGCAACTCTACTGTTTTATTTGCACACTTTACCAAAAAACCTTGGAGCGCGGGGGATCGCCCGCAGGGACCATTTGTTCTTACTAACTCGTGGTCAGAGGCTACCGAAGAACTTAAGGATTATCACACAAACTATTCAACAGTCGGGGCTGCGCCGGAAGGTGTATATCGAGAAATGATAAAAAACTACTCCGAACCGGGAGATGTTGTTGCAGACATTTTTGCTGGATGTGGGACTGTCGGGGTGGTTGCTTTGCAGTTGGGTAGGAAGTTTGTCTATAATGATGTTTCTGAAGATAAGCTGCTTATTTCCCAAGTAAGAATTAAAGACTTGCAAGATGGTAAGTAAGAAAAGATCTTGGGCTAAGTCGCTGACTTGGCGGGTTGTGGCTATCGTGAGTACTTTTGGAATTGGGTACTTTTTAACTGGCAGCTTGACATTTGCCGCATCTTTGACTTTAATATCTAATGTGATCAACTTTGTGCTGTACTACCTCCACGAGCGGATGTGGCTAAACATCCAGTGGGGAAAAGATTGAAATGGCTAAAGACAAAAAAGTAAACGCCCCTATTGTTGAAGAAAACGAAGAGCGAACAGCGATGTTTGGGTGGTGCAGCACTGGACATCATGATACGTGTGTAGTTAGGATTCCTAGGTACAAGTGTGCTTGCAAGTGTCATGGAGGCGAAGATGGATGAGTTTGAGCGTGGAGTTCAGGCTGAGCGCAAACGAATCATGGAGGCGCTGCACCGATACAAAGCTGAAGGACTAGAAATAGTACAAGTGGCGTCCCAACCGGGGATCAATACAAGAGCAGTAAGAAGATTTGATACGGCTGAATTAATTGAAAGACTTTGGAAAGAACGTGATTTAAATGAACAAGAATAAATGGGCATCAGTAATGATGGTTGATGGCATGGTGTTTGAGGGCATGATTGCAGAGGAAACGTCCTGGGGACTGTATCTGCATATAGGTGGCAACTCTGATCGGCTGTCGCTTTTTCCTTGGCACGCTATCGGTAGAGTCGTATATAAGCTAGACCTGTAAAATTTTACTATGCCGATCACAATAGTTGAACAATTTATTAGTGAAGAAGATTGCAAAAGATATCTTAGCTTTTTAGAGCCTAAGGCCACACTGAGTGAACGTACTCAAATTATGAATGCTTTAGGCTATCCGTCCTCGCTAGTTGCTTCTAAAATTGGCAAAGATACCGGTGTAATACCTGGGGAACAAAATGAAATCAACTTTGAAATAGGCGAACTATTCGAAAAAATAAAAGCTAAAGCCGAAGATGTTTTTGGGGAAGAGCTTGATTTATGTAATGCAAACTATCAAATGCTACCTAAAGGTAGTTCAAATCCTATGCACTCAGATACCACGAAAGATGACGGCAGCCCTCTCGCTAAAGACGGATCCCCCGAGGAAGTCGAGTGGAGCGGTCTTTTGTATCTGAATACCAATGGTAAAGACTTTGAGGGGGGAACTCTCTACTTTGAAAAGCAAGACTTAGAGTATTTCCCTAAAGCCGGAGACTTAGTGATTTTCCGTGGTGACATGGAGCACAGGCACGAAGTTCGAACAGTGTTGGAAGGCGAAAGAAAAAACCTAGTATTCTTCTGGGCAAAGCGTGGCAATGTGTCAGATGGTAATAGGTTTGACGTAGATTATACTTAGTGGCATGACTGTACTAGTTAAAGAACGCTACATAAGTGAAGAAGACTGTAAAAAATATATAGAGTTTTTAGATCTTCACAGCTACCCCGGGCAGGGCAAAATTATAAATGCTTTGGGGTATGAGTCCTCTTTAGCTGCGTCAAAAATAAATGAAGAGACTGGAGTCATACCTGGAGACTACGATCCAGTAAACAAAAATTTGGGGGCTTTGTTTGAGCAAACAAAAAAGTATGCAGAAGAAGTTTTTGGATGCGAGCTAGATCTTTGTCAAGCAAACTATCAAAATCTTTTGACGGGTGCTTTTAATCCATTACATGCAGATGCAACTAGATTAGATGGCACCCCCATTCACGACAATGAAATTCCTCAAGAGCTGGAGTGGAGTGGCCTTATTTATTTAAATACTCAAGGGCAAGACTTTGAGGGTGGAGATATATATTTTCCAGAACTAAATTTTGTTTATTCCCCTCGGGCCGGGGATTTGTTGCTATTTAAAGGAGACGTCGAACATCAGCATGGAGTTCACGAAGTGACAGCTGGAAATAGAAAAAACATTGTTTTATTTTGGGCAAATAAAGGAAATGTCTCGGGATTTAATTTCTTTGACGTTAATGATAAAAATTAATTATGATTTTAAGTGCTTGTATATTTGGGTATGGTCCTATAGGTAAAGCTGTAGTAGACAAATTTACTTGTCTACCTGGCTACGGGAAAGACATAAGAATACACATAGTCTATGTAAAAAAGTTAAAAGACTTTCCAGAAGCTCAATTAAATAACCAAAACTTTTGGAAAATAAACAATAAATATTTCAATAATGAAAAATTAAGCATAACTATTGGTGACGACCACGAGTGGTTAAATTCAAGTGGATATATGGGGCACGATGTTATTTTTGATTGTTCGGAGAAAGACGATGACTTTTCGCAAGAAATTAACGATCAACTTAATTTAAATAATAATTTTGTTTTATATAAATGTTCAAGCTTAGACTCTGTTGATGAGTTTATGGAGCCAATTTTAGATAGAATAACTAAACTCAGAAAATTAAAATTTAATGAAAAAATTAAAGAACAAATAGACAGTTCGGTGTTTAGTGAAAAAAGTAACTACAAATTAACTTTGAATGCAAGAAAAACTTTTTATTCTGAGACAGAATACAACTCAAAAAAAATTATTGAAGATGATCCAAAAAGAATATATGAAAATAATTCGAACGGGTTTAGATCAAAAAAAGAATTAGAAAAAACCCCCCTATTATTTGCTGGCTGCTCGGTAACATACGGAGTGGGAGTCTCTATAGAAAACATTTGGGCGACTCAGGTGGCCAAACTTTTAAATTTAGATCATACAAATATAGGTAAGTCTGGTGCTTCTACTGGTCAAATAGTAAATTCTATTTTTAAATATGTAGAAACATATGGGAACCCGGAGTATCTTTTTTGTCTTTTCCCTGACTATAAAAGATTTTATGTGCCGGTAGATGGTGTGTTTTATGCAGAAAAATTAAATAACAAAAATAAAGTTCCTACAAATATAGAAAAAGAAAGTAGTGAATCGAATAAAAAATTTTTTCAAACTGTATATTTGGGAGTAGAAAAAGAAAAAAATAATAAATTAATTAAACTTCCATATGACTATAGAAAAGTTTTTTCCGATGATTTAGCAATATATGACGCAATGAAAAGCATTAGATATTTAGAGCAATACTGTAGGGCAGCGGACATAAAATTATTTTGGGCCACTTGGGATCCTGTATTTAACGGATTAGTTATAGACTCTCAGCTTGAGCCAGACACAAGATTTGAGAAATTTTTTAATTTATACGATCACAATTTTGACTATTCCAGAATTAAGCTATCAGAAAATAGTATTAAAGAAATATTTTTTGACAACTATGCTGATTTTGAGCTGTGCTTATCTAGTCACATTAATCCGGGGGTTGAATGCACCTGCGGAACTTTGTGCCATGCAGAAATTAAAAAAGAATTTCCTGATGAATATTTTGCAGGTACCGACTCTGCTCTTGGCCACCCCCACTTTGGGGCTCACTGGCACAGGCATGCTGCCGAAAGTTTTTATAACGAATTTACTAGAGCAAAATCCCGGTAAACCTGTGCTAGGCTGTGGGCATGGCACTAAATGACTTTGAGTATGTAGAAGATCCCTTGAAGGAGCCTTCGGGCTTTAGGGGGGCTTCGTTTTCCACCTTTGGGGAGGGGGATATGGAAATCTTTGAAGTCAGCATTGCCAAGGCCATCCTTAAGAAGCAAGAGGCGCTTAATGCGATAGACGCCCTTACTGATGCAGCTGGAGAATCCTGGTATGAACTGGGAGAGAAGATGGCTGAAAAAAGATTTTTAGGAATACTTGACAAGTTTGAGGAGAACCTGCTAGATTCTGAGGAGGACGCCAAAATGACGATCCACCTAATAAGGAAAATGGTAGAGACTGATGGACAAGAAGAATAAATATTCCACTGATCAGCTAGCTGAGATCTTTGCAAAGATCGAGGTAGCAAAGATGCTAACCGACATGGGCGGAAAGCTAGCAAAAGAAGCAGCCAACGATTTAGCTTTTTTCAAAATCACCAATGAGATTCCTGACAGGGACGAAAAATAATGGACGCCCTTATGCGGGAACTATTCGGATCTGCCTGGGCCTACTATGTTGCTTTTGCAATTTTAGGTATTTGGTTTGCGATTGAAAGATGGGGAAAGAGGAAGTAATGATTAAGTATTTATGGAAAAAGATCGATTGGACCGTAGTTCAAGTTGTGATATTAGTTGGAATGCTGCCAGTGATGTTGGTTATTGGTGCATTGTTCTATCAACTATTTAGCGCAAAATATAGATAAAATAAATTTATGTTTCGCATAAATTTTAGACATTACCCCCCAAGTCGATTTGCAGTAGAGAAGCATTACGGGATATGCTTTGAGTGGCACCCTAAAAGAAAAGGCGTAGACTTCTTTTGGGGTAGGCACGTATATACGTTTTGGGTAGGAAGAAGTTACTAATAAATGAGTGAAAAAATTTTGCACTGGTGCGAGGTGTGCGACACCGAAGCTGAGCTGACATCTGAGGAGGGGTTCAGTCGGGGCTGGGACTTCCCGCCGAGGATGGGTGCTTGGGGAATTGTGTCTCCCCGCACTTGCCCAAAATGTTTTATAGATAAAACTGCTTGGTTTGCATTAGCCAGTAAAGAGACGTTGACTGAAAGACACCTGCTAACAATTGAAAGAATTAGGGGAGAGCTGTAATGAAGCGTCACGAATCTTTTAATGAACTTGAAGAGGCCATAAAAATTGGTGAATACAGAAAGCGTCAGCACAATAAAAAGAAAGCAAAAGTGAATAAGGAAGATTGGCAGTGCGGCGACTGCGGGACTGTCTACAGTTATAAAGTGCAAAGTTGCACCAGCCCTGAGCTAGATCGATGGGCTCTTAGAAAGTTTCAAGAGGGCTACGAGTACGGGGTATCTGTAGCTGAAAAAGAAGTTGGCAGACTAAAGGATGCAATACAGACTGTTGAAGACTTTGGTTTTGAAGTAGTGTTTAGTAGGAGATAAACGTGAATCCAGAAGATATTTCAAAGATGATAGACGCCGTCACTCAGTATGGTGAGATTATGGGCGGTATGAGAAATCAGCTTATAGCCCAGGGGTTTAGCGAGGAAATGGCCGAGCAGTTAGTGTTGGAAGTTATTAGAAAGGCAACCGCATGAGTTTTGAGAGATTTGGCAGCTCGGATGTTTACATCTACGAGCACGTGGGTGGATTTATTGAGTGCTGTGGTTGCTCTTTGGCACTACCTGATGGGGACGAGATTTTTGGGTTTACCTCTCTAAAAACTCCCCGGGAAGCTTTGTCACACTTAGATTTGCATGAAGAAATCGGGGATGATATCGGAGGAGCTCGCCGGAGGATTGAGAAAGAGTACGAAGATTTAGACGCCCCTATTGAACCTTACGTTGAAGATCCTGAAGTGGCCAAAAAGCGAAGGGCTAGAATGAGGGAGTTATTTCCAAATAGCCGGTTTAGGGATGTCAGTAACGGAGAATAAATGCCAATAATGACAAGAGAAGGCCATTGCGAGTTTGATGGCTGCGAGAAACAGATTAAAGCAAAGCGGCTTTGTCAGTATCACTATCACAAGGCTTTGTATCCAAGGAACTGCGATAGGCCTAATGTCATTCTAAAAAAGAAAAAGGTAGATACTCTTAACGGAGCAGAACTCTGGGCGTTAATTGAAGCAGACCTAAAAAGCGGAAAGTTAAAACTAAATAGGTAACCACTGTGACTACTTGGATCGTTTACACTAAAAAAGAGAATTCTCCTCTCTGGAAGAGCGACAACAAAAACGACTTGGATATAATAGTTCGGAAATTGCCAGATGCTATTAGCACTAAGCTTTATGTGGCAGAAGCTAAAAAACAGGAGAAAAAATGAAACTATTAGTTAACCACTGCTCGCACGGGTTTACTTTGTCTGAGCGTCAGAAGACTCTTTTCCCGGAGCTGCAGACTGTTCCATACATGAAGGTGTCAGACGTAAACCGAGCTGACGAGCGTCTTATTGCTTCGTTTGAGGCTGGAGACAACCGTGGCGATGGCGGATCAACTCTAGCTATCGTAGAGATTCCAGACGGCGCTCGCTTTAGAATCATCTCTCGAGATGGATATGAAGAAGTTGTTTGGACTATGGGAGAGCTTCACAGCGCATAATGTCCGCTAAATATCTTGGCAAAAATTCCTGGGTAGATGACTACAATCATGTAATTGTAAACGTCCATGCAAGTAATAAGTGCAAGAATGACTACTGCACTCTCCATAACCCCTCTGATCATCATATGTTAGGATTTCCTCAGAGGTGGAGGCAAGATCGCCATATTATGGAAAGAATGTGCCCTCACGGTGTTGGACATCCGGACCCAGACGATATTGCTTTAAATACTGTTCATGGGTGCGACGGGTGCTGCGTTAAGGAGATATTTAATGGCTAAGTTTGAAGGAACCCCAGAGGAAATGGCTGCATTTGAAAAAGGTGTAGCCACTGAGCGGGAACGAATTCTAAAGATTTTAAGAAAGTTTCACCAGACTTTTGGGTCAGGGGATATTGCTGAATCGACAACAATGATGGAAACCAAGTACATGTACAACTTCATCATTGACGCCAGACCAGTTAAATAGCTTGAGTTAGTAGCCAAAATGAAAATTCTTGGCATAAATGAGACAACGCACGATGCTGCAGTTTGTCTTATTGAAAATGGCGAAGTTCTATTTGCTGGTCATGCCGAGCGTTACAGCAAAGAAAAGAACGACTGGTTCACTAACGATGCTCTTATAGCAGATGCCCTTACTTATGGGACCCCCGACAAGATTGCCTACTACGAGGACTACTGGCTAAAGAAGCTAAGGATTGCTAGGCATGGTGGGTTGGGGGGAGGAAAACCATACTTTAAGTCGAGCCGATTGCTTAGGGGAATTCCAGTAAAAGATTTTAAGCACCACCAGTCTCATGCTGCTGCTGGGTATTACACGTCCAACATGGCAGACGCCCTTATTGTCGTGCTAGACGCCATCGGAGAATTCCAGACTTCCACTGTGTGGGTGGGGGAGGGCGACAAGATTAACCTAGTCTGGGAGCAAAAATATCCAGTTAGCTTCGGTCTTTTTTACTCTGCTTTCACCAAACTAATTGGTCTTAAGCCAAATGAAGAAGAGTACATCATGATGGGTATGGCAGCCTATGGTGATGCCAATAGATATTATGAAAAAGTCAGACAATATTTTCCAGTCTTTGATCGTCAAAAATATAACTTCCACTCTGGCATTATTGACTGGAAAGAGCCGGTAGAAGGTCAGGCTAGATTTGATTTAGCAGCTGCAGTACAAAAAGTATTTGAGGATCGTCTCATGGAATTCATGGGGTTTGCAAAAAGTATTACTAGAAAAAAGAATCTAGTCTTTATGGGCGGCTGTGCTTTGAATAGCAAAGCTAACACCCTGCTGCGGAACATATTTAAAAATGTTTGGATCATGCCTAATCCAGGGGACGCTGGGTCGGCTTTAGGGGCTGCTGCAGCTTTGTATGGCAAGCATTTGAATTGGCAGGGGCCGTACTTAGGTCATGGGGTTGGGGGAGACTATCCAGTAGAGAAAATACTAAACGCCCTTATTGTCGACAAGATAGCGCCAGTAGCATCTGGTAGAGCTGAGTATGGTCCGAGGGCATTGGGAAACCGAAGTATCTTGGCGGATCCGAGAGATCCTGATATTAAAGACAAGGTAAACCTAATCAAGAAGCGGGAGTTGTTTAGACCGTTTGCTCCGGTGGTTATGGAGGAACATGCTAGCGAGTGGTTTGACATGAACTACACTTCGCCTTACATGCAGTACACGCCTAGATGTCTTAAGCCAGAGTTAATTCCTAGTGTGGTCCACGCCGACGGAACTGCCAGGGTCCAGACTGTAACTGCCCGGCAGCATCCCGGTCTATATCAGGTATTACAGAAGTGGTATAGCCTTACCGGTGTACCAGTGCTATTAAACACTAGTTTGAATATTAAAGGGCAGCCTATAATAAACGACGCTAGTGATGTGAAAGAATGGACCAAATATTATGGCAGGGAGATCATAAGCTAATGATTATTCTTTACTACCTCGAGAAGGCGTATAAGAAAGTAAAAAACTTTATATTTCCAAAGAAAAACAACGATAAAGACAGGTTTATATACTGATGTCGTATTTTGACAAATTTGATCGGGAGATTGTTTTGGACCTAGATGAAGCAACGAAGCTTGCAGTAAAGGTTGTGATGAAGGAGGGGGAGCTACAATTTAGGGAACTTTTGATAGACGTTCTTAAGAAAGAAATAGCAGACGCTCGGGGGGCCCTTAAAGTTGAGCCAAATCTTGAGTGGGAAGATGGCCTCGAATACTGCATCCATCTGCTCAAAAACATGGATTCAGACGCTAGCTAGAATAGTTAAAAAGACTTAGGAGAATTTATGTGCGGTGGAAACTGCGGTTGTGGCAGCTCTTTTGACGAAGAGGGCCTATTTGAAAAACCAGCTAAGCCTAGGGTTAATCCGGCTACGTTAGAAGAGGACAGCAAAGCTTCTTTCAATACTGGGTACGCCGAAGGATTTAGACACGCCAGGGAAGTTTTCTGGGAGGAGTTCCAGATCAAAGCTAGCGACGCAAAGATGGTTGCAAAGTATTTGGCTGAGGAAGATCCTGGTGCCCTAGAAGTTGACGGCTTAAGAATTGTTGCTGCTACCTATCTTCATGCTTCAGACGTAATTATTAGGGACCGCAGAGAATACCCTGGCTACATCGAAAAAGACGAAAAGCTTTTTTAGTAGACGCCCACGTGGGTAAGTATTAGTGTGTAGATATGGAAGACTCCGAAAAAAGATTTCTTTATAGGTTTGAGCATTACGAGCCGCTGGATGGAGAAGTTTATGTTGAATGGCTTTGGCTGAAGCGGGATGAAATTATTCCATATGCGGCTGAGGGCGAGACTTCTTTTAGAATAGCCACCAAAGACGAAGAAGATCTTTATAACGAAGCATATGCAGACGGCTACTCTATTGCTGCTTTGATTGAGTATGAGTCTCAGTATGACGGCATAACATTTCGTGTTGAATTGGATAAAAGTGGCGATTTAGATTTCACTAGCAAAAAAATGTTTCAATGCGCCGTTTGCAATCGTCATTTAGATTTTGAAGACAATGTTGCTTCTGCTGGCGGTATGTACTTAGGAGCTGTCAGAGACGAAAAGCTTTGGCACATTTGCTATGACTGCGCACAAGGAAGAGCTGAAGTAGAGTGGATTGAACAAGGGTGGGTATGGGACGATGACTCTTGGTCAGCGGACGAAAAGAATAGCTAAACCATACATTGCTCAATACAAGCGATCCCCGTGGTGGGTTAAGAGTTTAACGCTTGGTTTGATTGGTCTAATTATTCTGCCAGATCCCTTTGACTGGTTTCCGGGGGTCGCTTTTCTAGACGAGCTTTTGTATGCTACGCTACTGCTTAAGTTGCTTTACAAATACGGGGCATTGCCCAGCGAAGTAAAAACAAGCCCAAAAGATTTAGTAAAAGAAATATTGAGGAAAGATGAATCTAGATGAGTTCAGAAAAATCGCGCACAAGCATTATCAATTCGCTGAAGACGTTTTGGTCAAAAAACAAAATGATTACGGTCCCACTAACATTAGTCGCTCTCCCGGTGGTCCTCTTAATGGTCTCCGTGTACGTATACATGACAAGGTTTCACGGATCAACCATCTCATCGATTCGGGAGTCACGCCAGAAAACGAATCGCTAAAAGACTCTTTTCTAGATCTAGCTAACTACAGCATTATTGCCATGATGGTATTGGACGGGGAATGGCCAGAAAAGTAAACGTCTCTTACGAAAGCCTTCGTCAAGAGGGACGCGAAGAAGTTTTGGAATGGCTAAGGCAGCACGAGATTATCAGCTACAGCAAGCCTGAGAATAAATACTTTGTTTTTAATCAAGACAGTAAGTGGTTACTGTTTTTGCCCTGGGAAAAATCAGAGAAATAGCTCGCTGGTAGACTGGTCATACGTTTGTTTAGGAGCGCTATGACTAATCATCCACCTATGTTCGCATCTCAGGCTGCGGACCAAAAGAAATGGGACGAGGGCTTTAAGGCTGGCATTGCAGAAGCTCTACATGAACTATCTTCGGCTGTTGAAAAAAATTCAGATTTAGAGGGTCCAACTAAGGACTGGGTATCAGAGCTTTCAACAAAAATCACTAAAAAATATCTTTAGGGGATCTTATGGGAACCCCTATAGACAGGGAGCAAATTCCAGAGCTAGTAGATAGCTTTGTTCATTTTGCTTCCCCTAAGTTTTGGGGAGATCCAGAGTGCATTTCTGGTAAGGTTAAATACGTAGAAACATCTAATAACCCTGAGGTTTTGTATGTTCAGCCTTATGGGCTAGGGTATTCTGTACGAGTTAATGTAACCTGCTATAGGGTTATGGAAAAGATAGAGGAATATGAGCAGCATTCGAGCCACTGAGCGCCAGCTAAGAAAACTCCAAAAACAGCGTCACCTCTATGAAATACAGATGATGATTCTTGCTAATCCACTACTTAAGAACTTGAGCAAGAGGGACCAAAAGACTTTAGTCAAGATTATGTATAAAGCCGAAATGATTGAAATGTTTATGCGAGACAGGCAGATTGTTCGTATAAATGACTCTTTCGAGGACATCGTAGAAAACGTTGCCAGGCTGCTAGATGACGCGGTAGACCGGGCTAGAAACGAAGATGAGGATCCAGACGGTCCTCCACCGCCCCCCAGGTTTTAAAAATCTTTTAATTTGGACTTGACAAACTAAAAAGAGTCCATTATCTTTTTCTGTATCTGAACTAGAAAGGTACAGAATGAAGAAGACAGCGGTAGTTCTAACTACCTTAGCCCTTTCAATGGGCGTATTTAGCCCTGTAGCGGCCCTAGGAAGCTCTCAGGCGGCCCTAGATGTCAGCGCCTACTACAGAGTTGATCTGGGCTACAAAGTGGGCTGGAAGGCCCCTAGTGACGTTTCTGGCGTCACTGGCTATTTAGTGACTGCTCAGCCGGGCGGGCAAACTTGTGTAGTTTTAAGAGCAGCTGCCAAAGAATGCACCTTCTCGACTAGGGCTTTGGGCTTTACTCAGCAGTACAGGTTTGCTGTAGCAACCCTAAAGAATGGTGTGCCAGTTGCTACCTCGGTCCTGTCTAATGCTGTTTCTGCTGCATCAATTCCAGTAGCTCCTCTAATTGCTACCTCTAGCGTTGTATCAAGTACTCAGGTTGACGTAGCGTGGATTCCAAGCCCTAACAATGGCGGTGCTCCGCTGTATGGCTACAAAGTTACTTACTGGAAGTCTGATACCAGAGGCAATCCAATAAACGCCACTAAGGCCGAGCTTGTTTTGTCTGACACCTTTACTTCGCTGTCAGTCGATCCTGGATTTATGTACATCATTAACGTGGCTGCATGTAATGCCTATGGCTGTAACTCGACTCAGTACTGGACTTATGCCAACACTGGTGCAACCAACGTCGTACTTCCACGAGTAATTGGTGGCGGTACTGCATCAACTACCTGCTTTGAGAGCATCTATGACGCAAACGTTGGTGAGACTCAACTTGGGACCTGCGGAAGCGTAGTTGCTGATCCGAGCACCTACCCGACTGTAGATCCATCAGCTACAACCTTAAACATTCAACTAGCAACTAAGTTCGATCAAGGGGCTGGATTCTCTAGATTTATGAGAAGCTATTCACTTAAAACTTGGGGACCAATTGGATTGCCCTGGTTTGCGCACTTCAATGCAACCAGCAAGTCTATAGCTAATGGTTTCGAGATTCCGGCTGTGGTGACTTCAACTACTCCAGTAGTATGTGAGGTAGTTGGACCAAAAGTTATTTTCAAGACTGTAGGCCAATGTGTTCTAAGTGGAAGTGTTGGCGGTAATGGAGTTTGGAACCCAAGCAACGTTGCTACTGCAGTTTTGGCTGTAACTAACTAAATGACAAAACGATAAATAAGAAAAGCCCCCGATGTTTTGTCGGGGGTTTCTCTTTATTCCTTGTCGGGATTAATACTTGTTTGAGTTGATTGCTCCACGGAGGGCTGCAATAGTCTGGGGCCCCCATGAGCCATCAATACGACCTTCGTAGTCAGCGCGAGCAACTAGGCGCTTTTGGACGCCCTTATAGCTGTTAGTTCCAGGATCTCCATCAATTGGACCTGAGTATCCGTGGGAAGCAACTGAGCGCTGAATGGCCATCCAAGTTTGCTTTCCTGGGTTGCCATCGATTGCGCCAGTGTAGCCGTGATCGCGCTTTAGAATTTCTTGGAACTTCTTCCAGTCGTCAACAGTTAGTTCTTTCGACTCATCGGCAACTAAGGGCTTTACTTCAGTAGCAACTGGTTCTGCTGCCTTTGGAGCTTCGCCTTTGATGATTGCTTTAGCAGTCTTCTTGTCAACCTTTGGGGCAACTGCGCCTCCGCTGTTAGCGATGATTGCTTTCTTAAGATCGGACTTTGAAGTGGTTGGACCAAAGACGTCCTTAACTGCCTTGCCAAGAGTTGCATGCAAATGAGCCCCACTTGAAGCATTGCCCGTGTTCCCGATCGTCATGCCGTGAGTGACATCACCAGCTGTTACTTTGTCGCCGACTTTAACGCTTAGCGCAATCTCTGGTCCGTGAGCGCCTTTGCAATTAATGCCGCACTTTTTGCAGGCTAGGTGGCAATATCCGATAAACCAAATCTTGCCGTCTTTATCTGCGGCGGTCTGAACTACGACCCAGCCTAACACTTTGCTCCATTGTACAAGCTTGATAGTTCCATCTGCGATAGCAGGAATTAAAGTCTTACCTTTGTTCGAACCTGGAGGTGCCCAGTCGGTGCCAGAGTGTGGCTGCATCTTGTTCTTGCGACGGTAGGCAGAGAGAGTGCCGTACTCGCCAGTGATTGTCTTTTCAGGAAATGGCATCAACCAAGTCATAATTAAAGTCCTTTCGGTACTTCAATTTTACTAGAAGGCTAAGATAATGATTGAGCTACAAAGTCCTCTAGTTTACGGGTAGGGGTCCAACCAAGGATCTCTTTGGCTTTTGTGTTGTTGGCTAAAGTTTCTCTGGCTTCTCCTGGGCGTAAGGGTAGGTATTCATATTTGCTAGAGATTAGTTGAGCTAACTCATTTATAGAAAAGTTACGTCCAGCTCCTATGTTGAATATTTCTCCGTAAAGAGGGGTTTCGCAGGTCATGGCAAGAATGTTGGCATCTATGGCATCGTCAATATGTGTGAAGTCCCTGCGCTGTTCTCCGTCGCCAATAATAGTTAAAAACTGTCCGGCTTTGTGTTGTTTAATAAATTTTGAAACAACTGGAGCGTAGTGACCCTTAGACGGTTCCCTATATCCATAAATATTAAAATATCTAAGACTAGCGGTTTCTAGTCCATAAAGATTTGAATAAAGCTTGCATAGCTGTTCTCCTGCATACTTGGATATGGAATAAGGATTTAGACAGTCTGGAGGCTGAGTCTCTACTTGAGGAGCGGGATTTGAGTTTCCATAAACTGATGAGGTCATTGAGTAAATAACTCTTTTAACATTTGCAAGTCTAGAGGCTTGTAAAACATTAGTCGTTCCAAGAATGTTTGTATTTATAGTTAAAAGGGGATTCTCTATAGAGTGTTGAATTCTAGCTTCGGCAGCTGTATGAAAAACATAGTCAACGTCCCAAAAAAGATCTGAGATTGAATCTAAATTAGTTATATCTAATTTGTGATTTTCTGCTTCTGGATTCCAGTAAAACTGAGAATTAGATGTGGCAGATTCGTTATCTACTGCCACCACTTCGTGACCAAGATTGATAAGCCGATCTACAAGGTTTGAGCCAATGAAGCCGGCCCCGCCGGTAACTAAAACTTTAGACATAAACTAAATCCTACCAAAAACAAAACCCCCGGTTTGGCGGGGGCTTAGTTTATTAATCTTCAAGTTTAGGTTTATATAAATCTTGAATAAACTCCCAGACAAAGTTTTCATACTCTGCTGGAGTCAACTTTCTACCGAGGGCTCTCTCGAGCTTGCAGGCAGCCATATCGGCCAATACAAACTTTTCCTCGTTTGAAAGGTTGATAAAGTTCAAGGATTATTCCTTGTCTTCCTTTTCGTAACGCAGCGGGAATGTAAGTACCCATACACCTAAGGTTATCCAGATAAGCATGCCAACGACTTCCTTGGCAGAACCTTCCAGAACAACCCAGGCAACAAACATACCGAGCAGGGTCCAAGCCTGGTCGATCATGTCCTTAAATAGTGACTTAAGAAAGTGAACCATTTATTTTCCTTTTCTGAATTAGTTCGTCAAAGTTTTTGACTTTGGTATCTCCCAGGTAGGACCATGCGTAACCAGTGGCAATCATGGTTTCGTTAAAAGATGTCTCATCGTTGTCTAGATAGAGCCACCCCAAAACTCTTCCGTATTTCTCGGATGAGTCAGGTTTTTCTGTGCGAATGACAATTGTTTGTGCAGACGCAAGCTTTTGCTTTAGTAGTGCCTTGGACTCTAGGCCGAGGGACTTTTCGTATTTGTCGGCTGTGCGGGACTCCGGTGTGTCTATCCCCGCAAGACGGACGCGCTTAGTGATAGAGATGTCAAAACCTAGATCAATGTCGACATCAATAGTGTCTCCATCAATAACCGCTAAAACTTTCTTGACTCGGTATTCGTACATTATGGTCTCCTTGCTGCAGACGCTGCTGCGCTAGTAGCGGCGGCGGTTGCAGTCATTGCAACTTGGCCAACGATGACGGCGGCGATAACAACCTTTTCTGATTGCTCTCTAACCTGTGGTGACATATCAGCGCCCGCGTTTCCTAAGGCGTTGAATACTTCTACAGCTGCACCTGCAACGTCACCTAGTAGTGGGACTGCGGCCAAGGCTTCATCGAGAACGATGTCATCTTGTTGAGCTGCAACTAGTAACGCGTCTAGGGCTGCTTCGTACTCGGGGGAGCCTTGTTCTGCTGTTGCAAATACTTCTAGGGCAGCTTCCTTAATTGCTTCTGCCTGAGCTTCGGTTAGCTCGGTAGGTTCGATATTGACAAGTTCTTCAACTAGTGCAACAATGTTTTCTGATGAAATTTCTTCTTCTAGTTCTATCGGTGCTTCTGGCTCAGTCGGTTCTTCAGGATCAACTGGGGTTGGCTCTGGGCTTGGTTCTGGTTCTGGGGACGGTTCTGGTTGATCAGTGGGCTCAGTGGTCGGCTCGGGTTCGGGCTGAGGAGTTGGAGTGGGCTCAGGAGTATCCGTTGGTTCAGGCTCGGGCGAGGGCTCGGGTTCGGGCGTGGGTTCAGGTTCAGTTGGTTCGGGTGAGGGCTCGGGAGTCGGCTCAGGCGTTGGTTCGGGAGTCGGTGTTGGAGAAGGTTCGGGGGTTGGAGTAGGTGTTGGAGTTGGCTCAGGAGTTGGTGTGGGTTCGGGACTTGGTGTTGGTGTTGGGGTTGGTGTGGGGGTTGGTTCTACTGGCGTTGGAGTCGGAGTAGGTGTTGGTTCCGGGGATGGAATCAAAGTAACTGGAGTACTGAGTCGTAAAACTTTTACAACTCCTCCGCAAGGGTCGCCAAACAAATTATTGTCTGCAGTAAAACTGACAGTGGTGGCACCATTCATAATTCCATTTAATATTGGGGAAACTGTTGCACCACAGTTTGGGTCAGTTGGAGACCCGTACCATCCAATTGGTGAATCAAACTTATAACCTGCTGGAGCAGAAAGTGATACTTGCTGTCCTTCGGTAAATTCAAGTTGCCACCATGGAGGAGCTGGAGTCGCAACAGAAACTACGTTTGAGTATTGAGAGTAGATAGCTTGAGTGTCGTTATCAGAACGAATTCTGAATTGAAAAGTATTCCCAAGTCCTCCGTATGAATTTAAAATTTCTAGTGGAATTGAAACAGAAGTCTGGTCGTGTGACCATGCCCAACCGTTTTGCGTGAAGTTGGTTGTAGACCACATGATTGCATATCGCTCTACTTGAACTCCAGATGAGTGAGAGACTGGCGCACTCCATGAAAGTTCAACGTGGGTGGCAGTTAAAGTGGCAGTTAAATTAGTTGGAGCATTTAGCGTTGGAGTTAAACTTGCAACCAAATCTGTCAGCCTAGTTACCTCTGCTTGGGCTGCGTTAACTCTGTTTTGTGCTGTGGTCTGGGTAACAATAGCTGAATCTAAAGCTGCCTGAGCAGACTGTAGTGCTTGGAATGCAGAGTTCTTGGCTGTTGTTTCTGCCTCTCCATAGGTGTAGGTAGGAGGAGTCGAAGTTTGATATGTTGCAAGAAGCTGGACGTTATCCATCTCTGGGCCAAAAGCGCCTGCCCAGAAGCCACCGTCAGCCATTCTGAAGCCAATGTCCCAAGTAACGGCGTTCTGGGGCAAGGTGTAGCTAGCGCCTCTAGTAATCCAATAGTTGTGCCACTGGTTCCACTCAAGGTTGTAGTAGTTTAAGCGAGTGCCGTCGGCAGCGTAGGTTCTAAATTCAATTCGATAGTAGTCAGGGTTGTTTACTCTGTTGCCATCGTTAGTGTCATAGTTCCAAACATCAACTGAAAAGGACACTTGGTTAGTTGGCTGCGGGAATGTTCCGGACTGGTAAATGTAGTAGCCAGAGGTGTAGGAACCTTTTAACTTGCCATTGTAGATAATAGGATTTGCGCCACCTGTATATGGAGTATTGCTAGCAACAACGCTAGTCCAATTAGCTGTGCTATCAAAGGTTCCGTTCTGAACAACGTTAACGGTTTGACTGCTTGAAGTGCCAGGAGTAATAACTTCAGTTGCTTGCCATGCCGCTAGTGCTTGGCTGTAAGTTGCTTGAGCAGCATCTCTGGCTGTAGTGGCCGCGGCGACTGCGGCGCTGGCAGAAGCTAGTTCAGCTTGAGCTTCAGTAAGTTCTTGTTGGGCAGCAGCAAGTTGCGTTTGAGCTTGTTGGAGAGTGGGGGAATTATCTCCAAAAGACATGGTGGCAGTCGCTAGCGGAAAGAAAAACGCTAGGGTTACCGATAGAGAAGTGTTTAGGAAAACTCTACTTCTTAGGCTTAGACGCATTCTGATCGTCCCCTGCTTCTTTTAGACGGACAACTTGGCTGAAGATCATGTTGACTTCAGCGCGGCTAATCTTTCCGTCCTCTAGGAAAGCGAGGGCAAGTTTTTCTACAACCTTGGCTACAGCAAGCAAACCTCCGAGGGCAGCCGATAGCCAGACATCGATACCAATTATGGAGCCCGCTCCAATAACTGCTAGGGCGGAGGCAATAAAGGTGGCTACTATACGCCAAAAGATGTCTATTGTCAATAGAAACTTGGAATTATTTTTCTTGGCAGTTTTGTTTATAACTGTCTTAGATGGCACTTGGAGGCTCCTGGAATTAGCCTCTCCCCTCTAAAATTATAAGGGTTTGACGAGATCTTGACTTTTTACTAGGATATAAACATGAGAGATAAAGAAGACGGATTCGATGAATTCGGGAGCTTGCTGGGTCCTGAAGAAACCTTTGACGAAATTGAATTTGATTTGGGAACGCTAGAGGAGCGTATAGCGGATCTCCAGGAGCGGGAGAAGGAAAGTACCGGAGTAGATCCTGCAATCTGCCAAAGGATAAGAGCCGAGATGCTTGCCAAAAATCTTTACAGAGAGTATGGCATAAAAATTGGAACGCTTGACTTAATGACCGTTTTAATGTACACTGGCATCAAATTGTCAGTAGACAGTCTTGGCCATGTCCAAGCCGGTTACGACAGTCTTACCTATGAGTCAACTGGTAAAGATGTAGTAGATTTAGAAAAGTACAAAATAAGTAGGAGGATAGAGAAATGATCGTTATTAACTGGGACTGGGCCTCTTTTGTAGCTGGAGTCTTTGCAGTACTAACCGTTCAATTTTGGCTGGTTGTGTTTGTAGCGTTTCGTCAGTGGAAGAAGGGTAAGCAAGTTGCCAAGGATTCAGACGCCATTTTTGCCAAGTGGATGCAAGACGGCAAACTTTAGTTCTAATTGAGTCTTAGCTGGGCGACCTATAATTAAATCATGGTAGACGCCCTTCAAATAGCTCTAGTTTTCTTGGCAGTGTGCCTGGCAGTGTTTGGACTATTTATTATGTGGATGGCTAAAACTGTCAAACGTGATATTGAGAGAATGTTGGACGAGGCTGAAAGCCAGTCCGAAAAGGATGAGATCCGGCTAAGAATAGTAAAGGCTCTATATCCGCCAAGGTTTAACCGCTAGTCGGCTTCTCTTTCTTTTTCTCTTTCTTCCTCTTCGCCCCAGACGTAAAGTCTAACGGTCTGGTAGAGGTCAACGGTTTCGGCTACTAGACGCTCTGTGGCAAGAATGAGGTCAGCCTTGTCATCCGGTCCTTCGGGATCTTCCAGTTGAGAGTGGATCTCCTGGATTGCATAAGTACAAAGTTCCAGACGCCGTAACGTAACTGGAAGAGTACTAACTGGCAATCGTTCTGCTGACATGTAAACATTGTAGGTCAATAATCAATAATCAATTCAAGTCAATTTTTGTAGTGGTGACTATTTTGTGGTTAAATCTAGAGCTCTTTATAGATTGATTTTATTGATTATTGATTATTGATTATTTATTCATTATCAGGAAAATGCCTAACTTAGGGAGCAAAAGGTGAAAAATAGTTCTAATATTTATTATCAAAAAATTTAAATTGAGGAAAAGAATTTCTGATAGTAAAATATTGCAGTTATTATCAAAGATAAATGCGAGTTGACAGATTTTTTTGATAATGACATTATATAATAATACTAAATATATAATTAGCAATAAGTTTTTGTACTACGCGTATAGAGTTTCTCTTAGGCCTTACAGAAAAAATAATCGCTAATTATATATAAAATATGGTGTATTATGTATTATAAAATAGAGAGATTTTTATGGCCCAGATCGTAGAGAAAAACTAGTTGCGATTTATGTATTGCGTATGGTTGCAAATGGTGCTAGGGTGAGGGTATGTGGATCAGAAACTACATCAATGAGATAGAAGAATACCTGACTGAATCAGGAGCAAGTGCCCAGGAGCTTGAGGCATTTGAGGAGTACACGATTACGCTGAAGGATCGGGAAGAGCTGTTGGATCGATATCCGGGGCAGACTATTTTTCAGGCACCACAAGTTGACAAAGAGCTACTAAATGACTACAGTGCAAGAATCATTCACTACGAGGTTGAGGTTATGGGAAGTCCAATTTACGAAGACCTAAAGAGAAAGTACGAGAGCCAAGACAGTTGGCCAGAATTTATGAGAGACAACAAAGGAAGATTTATGGAATCACTAAAGACTGCAAATGCAGGGTGGTATCAGAATTCCAGGGGTGAGCTATTTCACTACGATGGAACAATCTGGGATAACGTCCCGGAAGAGCGACTACAGCAACTAGAATATCTAGGCTAAGCACGAGAGGAAAATATGCTAAAACCTAATGCAGGACAGATGCGAGGATTCAGAATTGTTCGGGATCCAGATGGCATCTTGCTAAACCCATTTGAGATTATGGGAATGAAGTACGGATATGTGATCACCTACGGTGAGGGATCACCTGCAATACACAACGGTGAAGACTGGGTATCAGTTTTGACTGGAACCGAAACCGAGTTTGCAGAAAAGCTCCAAGAACTACTAGTAAATCAGGGCACAAAGATTGCTCAAGTTGCTAGTTCAAATCCAATTTACATGGAGCTAGCTGCTCAAATGAATATTTTTGCGGGAGCTCCAGCAGGAGCATCTTCTAGTCAAACAAGTTCAGATTCAACTCCTACCTACTTTAAGAGTTAGTATGTCCTCATTTTTAGATGCGTTTGATGTCAGTGAAGAGAAGCTCGAGCTACTCGATAAAACGATTGCTCAAGACCCAAGACAAAATGACAAGCGTATCTGTATCTGTGGGCACTCGATGTCTAGACACAAACGAAGTGAAGACACTGGAAGAATCGAATGCAGACCAGCCAGGTTTGATTGTCCATGTAAACACTCTCGCCCGGTAATTGAAGTACCAAACACTAAATATTTTTTGAGCAGGACTTTAGGTTCGGGGGAAAAACATGCCCTTACCCGAGGAATATTCTTGTCTCAAAAAGCTATAGCCGACGAGTTCAATCAAAATGCAAAATGGATCATAGATCTAAAATGTGATGATTGTGGGGAGGAGACCAAAGTCTTCCCAGTTATGTGCGACTCAGACGGATATCGACTCTATGAAGCAAAAATAGATGGCAAAGACCCAGATCAGGGGTACTACTATCTCTATTGCGCAAAGTGTCGGGAAGTCTATACAGACAGCGACGAAGCAAATGCCAAGAGGAATGCTAAGGGCCTTACTTTAGTCGTTGACAACACAGCAACACCTTCCTAGCAAAACCTGTGCTAGGATGCAATTACCAAAACTAACGTTAGGAAAAATAAGTTATGGCAAAAATCTCAGGATGGGAGAAGTTCCGCAAGGCGGTAACTGGGTCCTACAGCGAGAAGTTGACTTTGGCTCTAGCTCAGGAGGCGGCAGAGGTTCGCCGTGCCCAGCTAGCAGTTGACAAGTCTCGAATTGAAACTAAGAAAACTTCTGCCGGAACTGGCAAGGTTGCTTCAGGTGACAAGAAGAAGCCAGCTGCCCCAAAGAAGCCAGCGGCCAAGAAACCAGTAGCTAAGAAGCCGGCTTCTGCAAAGAAGAAGGCCTCAAAGTGAACAAAGCAGCACTCGAGTCTTACCTAAGAAATCTTTTGGGTCAGGCCATTGGAGCAATCGTGATTGTTGGACAGACATCGGGAATTGTTTCTCCAGTCGAGTTTGGTGTAGGGGAGTGGCTACTTGTAGCTAACGCTCTCTGGGCATCTGCAATTCCAACTCTACTTCGTTGGATCAATAAAAAAGATCCAGCTTTTGGTAGAGTGGCTGAAGTATTAGCAGCTGAAGTCGGTAAGAAGCTTGCCAGCGAAGCCACTAAAAAGAAGCCAGCAAAAAAGAAATAGATCAAGAGTAAAATCGGGATTGCAATTTTAATTGCAGTCCCGTTTTTATTTAGGTAGAATCTAACCGTGCCGTTATTACAGTCTTTTACTCCCGAGGTCAATAACCCTCCCATCCAAAAAGAGGGCTATCTCCTCTTCCTCGATCAAAATTTTGGTGGATTTTTTGAGCATAAAGATAAAATCCCAAAAGAATATCTTTCTTATTTAGTGCCTAAATCTGACTCCCCATTGATGACAGACGAGCTTAAAGTCTATATTCCTTTTTACAGACAGATGGGGCACTTTATGCTAGAGACACTGTCTGAAGTTACCAAGCAGATAGAAATAAGATCCGGTTGGGTAGGCCTAAATCTTGTAGTCCAACCAAAATCAAAACTTGATTCAACGGGGGACCAAAGTTTAATGGGGACGGGTGCAACAGTAATTGATTATTTTCTTGATGCCCTAGAGTCCACCGGCCAGGTAAATTTGATTAAGTTAAAATATCAAAAAACTTTAGGCCCGTTAGAGATTTTATTAATACCAGCAAAAAACATTCAAATCTTTGATTCAATTTTCTTTAATGTATCAGACATAAAAAGGGTCCGAAAATTTTGTAGGTCTTTGCCAGACATAAAACCATCGACCAATAAAAAAATATATCTCTCTAGAAGATCCACCCAAGACCGACAGATTATTAGCATCGAGGATTATCTGGGGGTTAAAGACAACCCACACATAGATTTCCCTGGACTGGCCGCTCGTATTTTCTTTGAAGACAAAGTAGAGAATTTTTTGAGGGACACCGCAGATTTTGAGATAATCTGTCCAGAGAAAGAGTTTACTGATTTTAAACATCAAATAGAGACAATTAGCCAAGCAACGGTTTTGGCATCTTCTACCAGTTCTGGTTTACTCAATATGTTCTTTATGCCAGAAGAATCTAGCGTTGTTGAGTTAGTCACTCCGCTAATTACTAACCTGGGGGAAGACGAGGTACAAACTCAGACCTATCACAGTCAGTACTCAATTGTCAGCCATGCATTAGGCTTTGAATATGTAGGCATACCTCACAACAGATATGCCCCGGATTTGATAGACAGGATAAGGAATTCAATGTGGTACTCATTCCGAGGGAACGTGTAGTAGAATGTTTTTACCCTGCGGTGTGTTTTAGGAAGAAGGTCTTGAACGGGCCGAAAGAATGGACACATCGCAGGACCAAGTTTGTTTCCGGGAGAGGGAAACAAAATAACCCAAGCTAGGGTTAGGAAAACCGCCTCAACATGGTAAAGTGTTGGGGCGGTATTCTTTTTAGGGAGATCAGTGAGAGACGACGTAAAGCTTTATTGCTTAGATGCTACTGACAAATTTTTAGATCCTGAGAGCGTCAATCTATTTTTTGTGAACCCTTCATATCTTGGCTCTGCCCTAGACGAGTATGGAGGAGATCCCGAAGATCACATCAACAAGGTCGAATCTGTAGATGACTACCTAGCCAGACTTTTAGTTTCTGTTCTTCGAATGGGGGAAGCACTGGCCCCTAACGGATCAATATTCATGATGCTTCAAAATCAATATAACATAGTCCCAAGATTGTGCAACTTAGTCGAAAGCCAGACAGACCTAACCGTTGGTCAAATTTTTGTCTGGGACTTTTCCTCCACTGAATTTTTAAAATCTTTGAACTACGAAAAGATGGGACTCATAATCCACTTCTACAAAGAGTCTTTCTATGTCGATCCAGCCAAGAGGGAGTATGTGGTCAAGCTACCTTTGGATCCCCATAGCCTATCTAGATATGACTCCATCGGGTTTACCGGAAGCACTATCCCCGAAGAACTTTACGAAAGATTTATACTTGCGTTTTCTAAGGAGGGGGATACAGTTGCAGATATATTTGGGGGAACTGGAACAGCTGCCGTGGCAACACTCCGGTTGGGTCGAAAAGTTGTATACAATGACATCTCGCCAGACCAATACAGAATCACCGAGGCTCGAATTTTAGATATGGATAAACATGAAAACTAACTGGACAAAGATCCCAATAGTTGCAACCGATTTGGGGGTTTCAGTTAAGACCGTCTATAACTGGATCGAGTCTGGAAAACTATTTATGCCTCAAGCCGGGTATGTAGATCGAGACGAGGCCTTTGCAGTGTGGGTTAATCAACAAACTCTAAAAAGCGTTAATTCATACTTCATGGCGATTAAAGGTATCAAAAGAGATAGCAACGGACGATTCTCCGGCAAGCCATAATGAGTGGTTTAAAGTGGGGGAAAGTGGAGTCGTTCTTAATAAATGTCCAAAACAGGAGCGCTCTCCCTCTCCACGCGCAAAAAAACTTTCCAAAAATAATCACCAACTTTTCACGAATGTACAATTGATGCCATGTCAAGTAACATTAGCGGCGTCCAGGAAACTCAGTTTCCCTCAAATACCCTACAATTGACGGAGACGGCCCTGTCACAGTCCTCTCCCCAGTTGGCAGGGTCGTCCTCTGCTTTCATTAGGGGCGTTTAACATGGCCGACACCCCAATTAACCTATCCGACCTCGTAATCGACCTCCCAGTAGCGGCACGCGCCGATTTAAGCGAGCTTGGCATCGAAGAACTCGATAGGGGCGTTTGCGAGGACACCTTCCAGAACCGCGCCCTCCTCAGAAGATCCAAGCTTATTTGGGAAACCGTTTACACCCAGGACGGATCTTCGAGCGGCCTGCTCAAAGTAAGGTCCGCCGATTCAACCCGCGAGCGCCGGATCCAATCGCTTTCTGAAAAACGCCCGATCTTGGTTAACCCAACCGACAATAACTCAGACTACCTAACCGGCCTGGATCTAATCGCCGAGGAGTCAACGGATTACCTGGTTCCACCTTGGGTTCTGGGCGCGACTCGTAAGTGGTTGAAGGAACAAGAAAACGGTGGACCGGCGTCTGACAAACGCCAGCCTGCCGCCCTGCCTCACCGCTGCCGCCAAGTTAAGTTCGACGGAATCCGCTGCATGCTATGGGCGTCTGGCGCACCAAAGGATGACGGCCTGTGCCGAATACACCTACGCAATCTCAAACACAAGACCTCCGACGACATCGAACGCGCCCGTGAAAAGTTGATGCAAGCCGCGCCCTTCGCTGTTGACAAACTCGAAGAGCTCATGGAATACGCTGAGAGCGAACCGGTCAAACTAAAAGCCGCAACCGAGATCCTCGACCGAGCTGGGGTTAGGGGCGGCTACGAAGTTGACTCTAACCTTAACGTTGAAGTTCGGCCTGCCGCGGAGATCATTGCTGAACGGCTTGACCGATTGGCGGCGGGTGCTATACAGGCCGCGGCACGGCTCGCGCCCGATAACTCTGTGATAGACGCCGAGGTTGTGGTCGAAGATGTCAAGACCCCCTTGACAGAATCTGCTTTGATCAACGGACCTACTCAAACTTTTAACGAATCATTAAAAGATGAAGAGCGGCCCGCGCTCGTTAACCAGGAAGATAAATAACCGATGAGAGATTATGATGCATTGGTCGAAGCGGCCCGCGCTCACTATGAACACCTGAAAACGGATATCAATAACAGCAAGGACCGCGTTGAGCACATCCGCCTAACCGCTCTTGCAAACGAAGCGCATCACCTGTTAACGGATCTGCTTGCTTTTAGAGTTGGTTTGGTGTATAGTCACACCGCTTTGGTCGACGGACCTACGCTAAGCGATTCTCTTGTTGAACCGATTGAGCCCCTGGACTTACCAGAGTTCAAGTCACCGTACACTCCGCCCGCGCCTCTGCGTTTAGAGTAAGGACCGCCATGACCGGGGAGCTTTCATTCGGGGACATCCAATCGCTGGGGTATGAGACGGAGGAGATCTTGCCCCGCGTTTTTAAACTAAAAAACTTTGTCACACAGGATGAGCTGGAGGAACTTTTCACGGAAGCAAACAGCTACTCTGAAGAAGACTGGAACTACCGGTACCTGGCGGAGATGCGATTGCACGCTCTTGAAAAGTTTGGCCGGGATGACCTCGAGAATCTAAAAGCTGAAGGCTTGTTGGAAATCACTGACAACTTTGCTGATAAAAACATTTCTGTTGCAAACGTTCAGTTGATGCAAACATTGCACAGACGCTGCGAAGAAATCTTTAACAAGGTTGGGGGGCTCGACGTTACTGGGTTCATCGTCTTCCAGAGACTGTACGCCGGGACTGAACTAATTTCCCACTTTGACAAATATTCGGACAAGCTTGTAGAATATGCAGCTGTGCTATATTTGAACAATGATTACAATGGCGGCGAGCTCTTCTTTCCGAAGTTTGATTACGAGATTAAGCCGGAGCCAGGAACGTTGATCATCTTCCCCAGCACAGAGCAGTTCGAGCATGGAGTGCGTCCAGTGAAAGAAGGTCCCGTTCGTTATGTCATCCCAGTTTTCATCAAAGCAAATCACCCGGATGGTTCGATGGCTGGTTGGGCAAATTTCGGGTAGGATAGGTTTTATGAAACTAAGAAAGTCTTCGGGCCCAGCAGCTGCAGCAGAACTTTTCATGAACGCTGCAAAGAACTACCTGGGGTACCAGGCAGATCTTGGTGGCCGCAATACCTTCGGCGAGCGTGTTGGCTACAACGCTCAGCCATGGAGCGGCGCGTTCATTGATGTCTGCGCCCGCGAGGCCGGCTTGAAGATTCCCTCCTTCGTTTACACACCAGCGGCGCTCGCAGAGTTCATCCGGGATGGAAACTTTTCACGAGAGGCGCGACCAGGCTCCATCGCAATCTATAACTTTTCATCAAACGTTGGCCATGCGGCCGACGCATTCGGCATGCCCCATTGTGGAATCGTTGTTGATGTCCGCGAATTTGGGGACACGGGACGTTTCATCACTGTTGAAGGGAACACCGTAGGATCCACGGCCTATGAACAGAAGGACGGCGTCTACCAGAAAGTGCGCTCCATCAACGAGGTCCTGGTCTTCTGTCATCCAACAGCAAACGGGGGGCGCCCAACTTTTAACGAACGGTTAATGAAATTCCTGGATGGCGGCCGGACCAAAGTTGAGTCGAGTGAACTCAAGTTTATTGATGAGGCGGCCCGCAATCCTCAACAAATAAAGATCGATAAAGAAATCCGGCCCGGAGACCGTAACAAGAAGATCGAAATCATTCAGCTAGCCCTCGCAACGGTAACCGACATTAGGGGCGTGCAGCCTGGCAAGTGGGACTCAGTAACCGCAGCGGCGTGCGCTAGGTATCAACGAATGATAGGATATGTTGGAAAAGACGCAAACGGCCTGCCCGACGTAAACACGCTGAAGAGGCTTGCGAAGGATACGGGGTTGTTCGAACTTGTTAGCTGATCACGAACCTAATAACCGCACGGGGAGGAAATATCCTGAACGCAACAATGCTGTCGTGATGACGGTGTACACTCGAGCTCCAGAGAAGTGGTTGTTGGTCGATCGAGAAACGGGCGAGGTTTACGAGGGGAACGAACAAGGAAGCTGGGATCGCTACATTCCAGATCCAAGCATCACGGATGAGGAGAGACTGAAGAATGTCAAAAGAATTCAACATTGATAACTATCGATACGTAGAACAGCACATCGGATTCTCTGAGTGGCTACAGGCCTATAAACCTCAACCGAATCACATCAACCCCCAGGCGCGGCTAAGCGGCCTGCTATACGAACATGACGGCCCGGAATGGGATCACATTGTCCAGCTGCCGGTTCAACAGTTCTGGACCGTATACGACGACAACGGCACGCTCATGATCCGCAATGGATACCAGGTACGCGGACGGATCGGATACGTTGTTACGCACAGCATGCACAATGCGCACGGGACTGTAATGATCGACGGCCTGACCCAAGAGATGTTGGATCACCGGCTCGGATCTGAAGAGCACTAATACTTTTAACGGTTCGTGAATGGGCCGAAGGGACCACAGGGCCCACAGGGACCACATGGCCCGCAGGAACTTTTAACGGTTCGTGAAAAGTATAGATGGCAGCGACTGAAGAAACTTTTAACCGGCGAGCGCCGATTTGACAAACCGGCCTGCATGCAGTAAGCTCCTAATAACTTCTCAAAGAAAGGAACCTCATGACCGAGACATACACGATTACCCGCCTAGAAGGTTGGACGGACGAGCAGTGGAACGAGATTGTCGAAGCTGTTGAAGACACGGTTGTTGCTGTAGCGCGAGACCTAGGACTGGATGACTAAGCTCATCTCACCGAAGCAAGCCGCTAGGTTGGTCCACGTTTCTTACCCAACAATTCGCTATTGGGTAAGAACGGGACGCCTAAAAAAGTACCCATACCCAATGTCCCAGCGATCAAAAGAAATTTACAAACGGGACGCCGGCGTGCGTTGGTTCTTAGTTAGCGAAGAAGAAGTTAGATCAGTCGCTGCCGGCAAACTTTTTAACATTCATTAAAAGTATAGATCTAAAACTTTTTAACACGCCGAAAAATAAATAGTTGACAGAAAAGTTTTTTATGCTACAGTGACTGCATGGACCAATTACTTAGATCTAAAGATCGCAAAGTTGCGAATTCGATTATGCCATCCGGCAAACAACCAAGGATCGCTAATACGTTCGGCCTGCCGGCGGGAGTCGAGTACTCATGCCCGGGCGCTACTAGTATCTGCAGCAAGATCTGCTACGCCGGTAACCTCGAGAAGATCTACAAGGGCGTTAAAGAAAAGCTGGTCCACAATTGGAACTTACTGAAGGACGCGGATCTCCAGACCATGGTCGGCCTGCTTGATGCAATGATTAATGAATTCGAAGCGGACTGCGAAAAGTGGGAATCCGAAAAACTATTCCGCATTCACTGGGACGGAGATTTTTTCAACATGGATTACGTACGGGCCTGGCGTGAAGTGATCGAACGGCACGCGGATGTTCAGTTCTGGGTTTACACGCGTACACACTATGCGGTGCCCGAATTGATCGGCCTGCCTAACCTGGGACTCTATTTCTCGACGGATGACGATAACCTGGAGCTAGCGGATGGGCTGAAGAAAACATACGGCGTGAAGCTAGCGTACCTGTCGAAAGATTTCGCGGCTGGCCAGGCTGTGATCAAGAGCATGACGGGACGGCCTGGAGCTAAGTGTCCGGAGAATAAAAAAGCGCTACCGTTGATATCTGGAGAAGGGTCCGCGTGCGTACGGTGTGAGCTGTGCATCTTCCAGAAGACGGACGTGGTCTTCAGCGCTAGCAAAAAGTAGAGTCTAATCAATGCACCAACGGTGATTGTATTCTAGAAGGGTGCGATCACTAGAAGTACATTTATTCGAAACGGAGCGAGACGTTGATCTCGCGATCAAAAGTGGTACCGCGCTGCCGGAGCAGATCGCGAGTACTAAGTGCATAGACTGCAGCGACGCCGCCGGCTATGATCATGAAAATTTCCATCCATTCATTTTGGTGATCGACGAAAATGATCAGGACTGGATTTTGTGTTGCGATTGCGCGGGACCCATTCTTAGTTATGTTGACGCATTCTTTCCTCCGGTGGTTCGGAGCCACTTTGCTCATGATCTGGATGACGACGATCTCGATCTTTTTTAGCGTTATGAAATTGTTATATAACTGATCCCGACACGCCTTGCGTTACTCGACCCTTTCCGATAAGCTCGGGTTTGTTCGAGAAACGAAAGGATAAAATGACTACTCTCGCACCTGCCGCTGTCGTATCTACAACTCCCGAAGTTGTCGGCAAGGCAATTTATTTAGAAGTAATACCTGTATTGGACGCAGAAGGAAAACCAATTATTCCGTGGTATGGGGGTAAGGATAATGTGAAGCAAATAATTATTTTCCCCCGAGGAAAAGACGCAACTGGCAAAAATGTTGAGCCATACATTTACGATAGGACTATCTCTAAGCACTATCCAAAAGCACAATGGAATCGCACTCAGATTCACCCAACCCCAAGTAGGACAGAGTTCGCCGCTAATGGTGAAACTAGCTATCGAGGACTTACACTCGAAGCACCAACTCCTGCCGAACTAGAAACTTTGCCAGAGGAAGTCCAAAAGGAGTTCTACGCTAATGGGATCGAAATGCGGCTGTATCAAGAGCTAATGTATGAGAAATCCACGCACAATTCCGAAACTGGAAACTATGATGTTGTCGCACTCCACGCTTGGAAAGTTGTTCGCAAGTTCGTAGTCGAAATTACAGACAAAGACCTATCAGACATTTACAATTACAAAACTCCGCAGGCTGTAATTCGCAGAATAACAAAAGTTCGAGTATCGCTCGGACTGCCAGAAAAGTTAGTTTAGAGTTAGTCAGGAAAGGATAAGAAAATGACTACAAAGGTAAGCGTTCCAAAAGAGTTCGCAACAACTGAAAACCCAGAGTGGGAAGCACTAAAATCATTAGTTTTGGAAGCTGGTGTCCAAAAAACACTAGCGACCCCAGAGCTAGACAAGCTACTACCTGTATCAGGCAGAGCAACCCTAAGAGCAACCCCAACTAAAAAGTCTGGTGGCACTACTGCTAAAGTAGAATCAGCAGACGAAGTTGATGTTGTAATCGAGGAACAAGTTTTGGTAGAACAAATTAGCGTGGAGAACCTAATTGGTGACGAAGCGTATGAGCGACCAAATGGAGAGCTTTACTATGCTCGAAATTGGGAAGGTCACTCCGACATAGAAGTTCTACGCAAAGCACGCAAAAACAATTCCTATGTTCTACTTTATGGAAATCCTGGAACTGGTAAAACTGCCGCAGTCGAAGCCGCTTTCCCAGACGAACTTTACACAATTCTCGGTTCTGGTGATACAGAAGTTGCCGACCTAGTTGGTTCTTATGTTCAGACCCCTAGTGGCGGTTTCGAGTGGATTGACGGAAGTTTGACTAAAGCCGCAGATGAAGGCAAAGTTCTACTGATTGACGAAATTGGTTTGATCGACCCAAAGGTTCTTTCGGTTGTCTATGGACTAATGGACGGCAGACGAGAGCTAGTAGTAACTGCTAACCCTGAGCGTGGCACTATCAAAGCCAAAGAAGGGTTTTATGTTGTCGCCGCAACTAATCCGAACGCCCCAGGAGTTCGACTAAGTGAAGCACTACTTTCCCGATTCTCGATTCAGGCAGAAATGACTACTGACTGGGCAAGAGCCAAAGCACTTGGAGTTCCGAACGCCGCAGTTGTCGCCGCCCAGAACTTGTCTAAGAAAATGGAAAATGGTGAAACTAGCTGGTCGCCGCAAATGCGAGAGCTACTAGAGTTCCGTAAAAACGCAGAAGTGTTTGGAACTATGTGGGCAGTTCGCAACTTGCTTGCCGCCGCACCTGAAATCGACAGACCTATTGCCGCAGATGTTTTCGCTCGAGTATTCGGCGAAGCAGTCTTGCCCGCCAGAATCTAGGTGAGCTAATGGCACACTACAAGCCAGAACGCAGAGCAACTACTCGCAAAAACGAAATGTTGCCAGAGTGGTATCGAGTATCCTCACAACTTGGTCAGCTAGTCAATGGTTGGTCAGGTCGAAGTGACTTGGCTGTTTATTGTGGAGAGAACGCCGCAGAGGGCGAAGCTATTGCGGCACTTTATCACGATTCAGCCGAAATCGAAGTCAATGTAACTAAGGCTTTCGGTTTCGCAACGCCAGACCAATTAGGCAACTTGCTCGACAAGAATACGCACTACGACAACCCCAAAGCTATTGGAGTTATCTATCACGAAGCACTACACGCTCGACACTCGAACTGGGATAGAGAACTGCTTACCAAAGAGCTAGACGCAAGTGAATCGAGAGCATTTTTATTGCTCGAGGAAGTTCGTATCGAAGCTCGAGGAATTATCGAAGTTCCAAAGAATAAATTGTTCTTGAGAGAATCAGCACTTGCTTTCGCACTAGAGGAAGTCAATGAAGCAACACTCCAAAACATTTCCCAAGTCTGGCAGTCAGGTATGCTCGCAGTTTTAGCTATGGGTAGGTTTGATGTTGGAATCTTGGAACTAAGTGATGTTCGACTAATCCACGCACGCTTGATCGAAAATCTTGGTCAGGAGTTGTTTGATAACCTACGCAAAATCTGGATTGAGTTTGCTGGACTAAAAGTTTCCCAAGTAGAGCGAGGTATGGAACTTGCTCGAGAGTGGGTAAAACTAATGAAGCAGGCAGACCCAGAGGGCGAGAAGCAGTTTGGAGAAGCGAAACCTGTCGAAGCTGGCGAAGCTGGTGAGAGTGAGCAGTCTGGTTCGCTGTCGGAGTTGCTAAGTGAAATGGCAGACCAAGTTGGTTTCGACAATGCGGAAAGTCTGGCAGACCAAAAGACACTCGAGGAGTGGGAACAAGAAGCTAAGTCGAGAAGTCAGACTGCTAAGAATCGTAATCTAAAGAAGCAGACTGCCCAGAAAATCTTTGATAAGCAAAATGACGCAAAAGGTTCTGGCTCGAACTCCGAACTAAAGGAATCGAGAAACCCAACTCCGCAGGAGAGAGCCGCCGCAGTTACTATCGCCAAGATGTTAGAAAAGGCGAAGTATCGTGAGAGGTCACTCCACGAAGTTCGCTCGACAATTCCGCAGGGCAGACTAAACGCTAGAGCCGCAGTCCAAAATGCGGCACTTGCGGCTCGAGGTTCTATCGAGAGAGTTCCTGCTTGGGATAGGAAAGTTCGCAAGCACACAGACGACCCAACACTACGGCTCGGAATTATGGTAGATGTTAGCGGTTCTATGTATAACGCTATGGAAGCTATGGCAACTACGGCGTGGGTAATGGGTGAAGCTGGTCGCCGAATCCAAGCCAAGACCGCTATGGTGTATTACGGCTCGGGTGTATTCCCTACACTCCGAGTTGGACAACGGCTCGACCAAGTTCGAGTATTCACCGCCGCAGACGGAACTGAGGAGTTTCAGGACGCATACTCCGCAATAGACGGAGAGCTTGGACTGACTTATGGTGACGGCGTGCGTATGTTGGTAATTGTTTCAGACGGACAATACCGACCAAGCCAAGTCGAAGCAACACGCAAAGCACTAATCGAGTGTAAGCAAAACGGCGTGGCTGTCTTGTGGATTACGCCAAAGGGCTTGTGGGGATACACGGCTCGCCAGATAATCTCCGAAGCCAACTGGGGTATTCACCTAGACGGCTTGGAAGTATCAGAGATAGCGTTACAGGTTGGTAAAGCCGCCGCCGAAGCGTTAGGCAAGGTGAGCGTAGCCGCCTAACCGCAACCGACAAGTTTCCGAGTGGGTATGTTTCTTATCCTTTCTGCCCACTCGGAACCCAACGGGTACCCACTGGATCAACTTCCTTCCTTTCTAATTTGAGGTCCGGTGGGTACTCTCATTTCTGCTGCAGAGCCGGAATATAATCCGCGGCGCTCGCGATCAGTACTTGACTAATGGGGATCAATGCGCTAATCTTTTTCTGTAGGGCAGAAGCCGGTGCGGCTCGCTGAAAAGAAGTGCGATTCTAGATCAAGAACTTAGTCCCCTACATTTTTAGATCCGGCCCGGCTTTTTCGACACGCCGCAAAAAAGATTTGGAAAATGTCGGCCATCCTGCTACACTTTTATCACCCAAAGGAAAGGATAAAAATTATGGGTATGGATGTTTATGGTAAGAACCCTAAGTCGGAGATGGGCGAGTATTTCCGCCGCAACGTTTGGGGATGGCATCCCCTCTGGCAGTATGTGGAAGATACCCATCCAGAGATTGCGGAACTGGTCGAGTATGCTCACAGCAACGATGGCGATGGTCTTGGCTCGGAAGACTCTAAGAAACTTGCCGAGTTACTTTTGGCAGACTATGAGTCTGGCGAGGCTTTTCGCTATGTCGAAGAACGCAACAAGTATCTTTCGGAGTTGCCGCTTCTTGATTGCGAGTGGTGCGATGCTACTGGTATTCGAACTGATGAAGTTGGTATCAAAAATGGTTTCCCCGATAAAGAACTCTCTTTTGAAGTTCAGGCTATAACTGATAGAACTACTGGCTACTGCAATGGCTGTAATGGAGTTGGCAAGCGACAGCCCTGGGAAACCAATTACTATCTTGAGCCAGATGATGTAAAAGAGTTCGCTCTCTTCCTAAAGGATTGTGGCGGCTTCGAAATTTGCTAAACCAACCCTTCGGGGAAACACCTGGGCAGGTGTCTAAACTGCCCAATTTTTTATGCCGCAAAATGGATCGCGGCACGCCGAAAATAATTTGCAAAATGTCCGGCCCCGTGCTAACGTGGATCCACTAGGAAAGGTCATTCCTTCCCTTCCTAGTTTCTTGTGTGGTTGGTAGAGAGCCCCGCCGGCTTTTATTTGTTTTCACTGGCGGGGTTTTCTTTTTGACACGGCTTGCTTTTGATCGATCACTGTGTTAGTGTTATGGCAAGGAAAGGATGATCATGAAAAGTAAATTGTTTGATGTAAATGTTTATGTGATCGACGGCGTGGTCAATGTGATCTTTTATAAATTGATCTACTCCGACGCACTGAACGGATCTGTTGTTGGCGCGGACACTAGTGAAAGTGGCGAGGCAGGCAGGCTAGCGATCAACATTCATTCGCAAGACTACGACGAGATCGAAGCAATCCGCTACGCGCTGGATTGCGATAGCTATGACGATCGACCGCTGAACGAGTGGGAGGAGTTTGACGAGTGGAATACGAGCGAGTGGTTTATGCAAGGGGATACTCCAAAAATTTTCCGCGATTTTGCGAACGGCCTGCAAGAATACGAGCCAGAAATTGGGCACGCCTGGGAACCATTCACCGAGCACGGTGAGACGACGCGCACGGTGTTCCGTTGCAGGTGTGGAGCGTCAGCATGAGAATACCGACACGGATACTAAACGCGGGACGCTGGATCTTGCCTGGACTAACGGATCGAGGTGAGATCTCAGCTTGTCGCAGGTGTGGTAATCAGGTGATCTTTGACGGACACTTAGTTTCGCCCGGATACGCGGCGTACTGCCCCTGGCACGACGAAGACCTTTACAGAACTGAGATTGTAGATTACGACTTTACAAGTTGGAGAAAATCCATAAAAATTTTTGCGGCGGAGATTGACTTTCGCTCAAAAATAGCTATACTAAAAATGCGACTAAGGAAAGGATAAAAACTATGGGCGCACGAACAACTTGGGAAATTAGAACCTATGAGGGTTCCCCATCTATTTACCTATACTCACACTGGGGCGGAGAGTCTAAGTGGGAGCAAACTATTCGAGCTATGAGAATTTGCGAGCCGCGCTGGGGTGACCCTAGCTATGGAGCGCGAATTTTTATCAGCACCATAATCGGAAATCGGTGGGAGAGTGAAACTGGTTTTGGAATTACTGCTGGTGCAGCTAACGATAATCCATTCGAGGAAGAATACTTACCAGTGATTATAGATTTTGGTAGGCAGGTAGTCGAGACGCCTTACTCAATTCATAATTTTTCTGATTTTAGTGGAGAAAAAGTAAGTTTTCTGCTAACCTAAACTTACGCGGGTCGAGCGCCCCCCCAATCTGCTCTCCGCGTAACGAGCCCCTGGTTTCCCCCAAACTAGGGGCTCAACCATTTATGGTGGAGTTTTGCTGATCAGCATTTTTTAGAAAATACGATCAGTTGCGCCGCGGCGACACGCGGAAAAAATAATTTTGTTTTTTGTCGCCGGTAGCCTTATACTTTAGTTAGAAAGGATACACACTATGAACTATGAAACCTGGAGCAACACTTTCACCCCTATCGAGAATGTTCTGAATAGCAACGCTCCTTATGGTGGCACTATGTATGAAACTTATGGCAGCGAGTTGGATTTTGTGAAAGCTACAGACCCACAAAAAATTTGGACGCTCAGAGAAGAAGATGGTTCGCTATCTATCACTGCCGGTTATGGCTGGGTAAATCGACTTGGTTATTTCATCACTGCTAATTCTTGGACCAACACCAACGACAGAATTATTCTCTCGGAAGAAGTCCAATGCGACTGCTACAAAGAAGATGGCTATCTTGATAAGTTTGGTGGTATCCAAGATGGCGACCCCGATTGCGATAAGTGCGAGGGTTATGGGCGATACGAAAACTATCTGGGCTAAAAACTAAATTCCGGCGACACGCTGGAAAATCCAATTTGACAATATCCAAAAAAACGACTATCATCAAACTATCAACAGGAAAGGATAAAAATGACAATTCAAGAAATTATCGAGGCTATCAAGGAGCGAGCTAACGAGGCCGAAGAGTGTATGCGAATTTCCGAGGCTAATGGCTACGAGGAATACGATTATCACGAGGGGCGGTTCGAAGCCTATTCAGTTCTAGCCACTTGGCTTGAGGCACAATTTTTTGCTGGTTCGCCAATTTCTAAGTAGGATAAGACTATGAAATTTCACGAAGCACTTGGTGCGGTAATCCGAGAAGAAAGACTTGGGCAGGAAGTATCTTTGCGCGAAATCGCGAAAGCTGGTTTTGTTTCTATGGGTCACTTATCAGACGTTGAGAATGGACGCAAAGAGGGTTCTTCTGCTTTTATCGAAGCGGTTGCTAAAGCACTTGGTGTTCCAACTTATGAACTTGTTATCGAGGCAGGCTATCGAATGGCTGAAATCAAAATTCCCGATACCTATGAAGATTTTATTGACGACCATTCGCCCATTCATACGACAGCTCACTAAGAGCTGAAACCCAAAGCCCCGGTGGTTCGCTACCGGGGTTTTGCATTTAGGATCCTTTTTTGTATTGATCGCTCCGTTACCAACTTGTTATAAAAAACTTATGGCGACACGCTTGCGCAAAATTCGAATATCGATAAGCTTTGATTGTCGAAGAAAGGACAAAAATGCCAAAGTTTTACGTAGAAATGCGAATTGATTTCGCAGGAGAAATTGAAGCAGAAAACGCCGAAGAAGCGGAGACGCTTGCTTGGACAAGTTGGGGCGATACAATGGACAGCCCAATTCAGTACGACAACGTTTATTCAATCGACGTCGAAGAAATGGAAGAAGAAATTGACGAAGATGAAATCGAATTTGAAGAAATCAAAGAAGAAATGGAAGTGAAGTAATTATGGGTTTGGATATGTATCTTTACGCTCGCCAATATCTGACTGGATATGAGTGGGACAAAAATGGCGATATGCAAAAGCTAACCAACGTTGTTGGCAATTTGGATTTTGCGGTTTCAGAACTTGAGAGGCCAAGTGTTTCTATCATGTTGCCGGTTGGCTACTGGAGAAAAGCAAATCAAATTCACAACTGGTTTGTAAAAAATGTCCAAAATGGCGAGGACGACTGCAAAGAATATTCGGTGGAGCGAGAAGAGCTACAGGACTTGCTCAACGTTTGTGAAAAGGTTTTGGACGACCCTGACTTGGCGGAAGAGCTGTTGCCAACGTCTAGTGGGTTTTTCTTTGGTTCCACAGACTATGACGAATACTATGAGCAAGAGTTGCGAGAAACAGTTATCTTGCTGACAAAGCTATTGAGCGATACCCGACTAAATTCCGGCAACGTGGATTTTGTTTATACGTCATCTTGGTAGTGAGTAGTGGCAGTGCCGGTTCGCCGGCGCTCGCCACGATCCTAAATTCTGTTATAAAGCTGTTACCAAAAATTGCTACAAAATGTCACCCCTAAGAGTTAGTATCTAAGTAACCCAAAAGAAGGAAGGTTATGGAAACACAAAAGTTGGTTAGCGCTCTCATTGGTCTAATGGAGAGTAAGAAAGAAGTCCTGAAGGACCTAAACATTCTGTATGGCTCTCTCTCTGACTTGATAGTAAGTCCTGAAGAGCAACTGCAAAGTATCAAAGAACTAACAAGAGCCGACGCTCAATTCGAAATGGCTCAAGAAATTTTGGAAATTCTAAAAGAGGCGGTTCTCTAATGGGCCGTTCTTATGCAGAGGGTATCGCCGCGGCTAGTATTCCACTGGAAGAGCAGATCCGGATCCACCTAAGAACTAATCACTATCCACCGGTTCCGGAAGTTATGGTTCCTGTTTGTATCGCGGCTCTAAATGCTGCCGCGTGCGACGAGTGGGACAAACTAATTCCATTGCCAGAGGGAGTTGGCTACAGAGGACTAAACGCGGCTCCGGTTAGCGCGATAGTGGAGCAACATCACTTAGACCCCTGGCTTGACAACGAAGAAGAATACTAGTAGTGTTTGAGAAGAAAGGATAGAAAATGAATATCTCAAAGTTAGAAAAAATTGCCGAGGGAAAATACAAAGTCTATTCGGCAAGCTGTTCGGAGTGTGGTGATATCGCGGCTATCGAAGTTGATAGCAAATGGGTATTCGATATGCACCAAGGCGGAAGAGTTTCTGATCTAATGCCGTTCCCGAAATACTCAATGGCATTACGCGAAAAGTTTATTTCTGGTTTGTGCGAGCCTTGCTGGAATAAAGTTATGATGGGCGCAGAATTAGTTGCGGAAAACCTAAATAGCTGATAACCTTAGAGAAACAAGAAAGGAAAAAAATGTTGTCTAAGTCTTGGCACCTTGAGCAGGATGGTATTCAGTTGCCGGTTGTGTTTGTAACTATGCGTGAAGCAATCGAATACGCCGAGAAAAACCTAAAGGGCGAATACCTAGTTGTAAAAGAGCATCACCTAGAGGGCATAACAAAGCGCCCAAGATTAGTGGGCCAAAAGTAATACGCTTGACAAAAGCGAAAGTACCTAGTAGTTTATAGATAGCGAAGAGAAAGGATAGAAATGAAAAAATTCGCTGTTATCAAAGTTGATGGTGTTGTTGAGCTACACGAAGTATCTGCAGAAGCAGAGGGCGACTTCCTGAGCGAAGCAGTGGGCGGTTGGTTCCAGTCTGTACCACTTAGGGCAGAGCTGAAAGATTACTGGCTATGGTGCCACGAAGAGGGAAAAATTATCGGCCTAGCAATGAACTCAGTTGCTACGGCACTATGGATACTTTCCTACGGTCCTAGCGACATAATTCACGGCAACATAGTTATCACTGGCGGTATTGATGAAGAGGGAGAAACTCTCGGACTTACTAACGACCAAATTGCTAAGCTTGAGGAAATACTGGAGCTGGTATAGACTCAAAGTCTGGGGGAGGTTTGCGGTGAGCTATCCTTTCTTCTAATCAAATAAATTCACCGCCAGTCCTGAGCATGACTGACTAAAAGGCTCAATTTTTTATTCGCGACGCTCGCCGGATCATTAAGGATCGCCGGCAATGTTATAAAGCCGTTATAAATAAATACTCGAAAATGTCGCTGGTCTTTGCTAGGTTTCTATTACCAGAAGAAAGGTAGCTATGAAGAAGCTAGAGCTGATTGAGCTGTTCAATTATGAAATGGACGAAAAACTAATTATCTTGGACAAACTTAACCGAGAAGCTGAAATCCGTAAAAAAGATGTCGAGGAAATCCACACTCGCTTTCATAGTGGCGAAATCAGGACTTTAGAAGAAGCAGAAGAACTGGCAAGAGAAGCTGACCAACACATAGCTCGAATGGAAGAAATCCAAGAAAAAGTCCGTCTGATGATTGTGGAAATTATGTTCGACATTAGGGCAATTCACGAAGCGAAAGATTAGGTGGTGGCTCGATCCAAAATTAGTTTGCGACACGCTTGACTAATTTCCAAAACAAAGTAACCTAGAACCAAAGAAAGGATAGAAATGCTGACCAAAGGAAGAAATCGAAATGCTGAAATGGCTTTCGAAATGGCAACGAAGCTAGTCACCAAAGAGCAGTTTGCGGATAAAGATTACCTGAACGAATTGTGGGAAAAGTGCCACTCGGACAAAGATGTTCTTGACGCCGTAAATCTTTACCTAGCAAGCAGTTCTAGCTACGCACCAAAAGCAAAAGCAAAACTAATCACCGAACTAGAAAGGTTGGTGGCGTGATGACTTACTTAGTCGAGAGAATGGAAAAAACAAAGACAAAGCTCATTGGCTATGTTGGGGTTGATGCGGGAATGTTAATGATTACTGACCCTTGCTACCTGAGCTATTGGAAAGATACTGAATACAATGTCGGCGAAGCGGGAGAGTATTCCTATGGCGGTGTCTGTAAAACTACTGATGACGAAACCCTACAAGGCGGACAGCTAAAGTATGAGCTAGGACATGATGGCATTGGTGTTGTCTTTAGGTCTGGTCTTGGTGATGGCTATTACCCTGTCTATGGACACTACGCAGAGGTAGAGGGTATGGGGGAACGAATTGTCAAAGTGGAAATTGTATTTGTGGAGGAGGAGTAATGGCTTGGGTAGCAGATGACGGAAGTTATGGTGGAGGTAATCACCTATCATTCGAACCAAACCAACTAACAAACGACCAATGGGCAAAGCTTGTTGAGATGTCTGATGGTGACAGGTATGAGTATGTCGAGGCAATTTTGAGTGGCAAAAATGAAGTTGTTGCTGAGATAGAAAAAGACAATTTTGGGGAGGAATGATGGTGGCTGATCAAAGAATGGTATTTATTGTCTGGAAAGATGAACCGGAAAGACCTATTAGCACCTGGGTAATGGTGGGCAAAAAATGGACAGAGGAAGATGAACACGGAAAGTTCTTTGAGTATTTTGCCACGGAAGAAGATTACCAAAATGCTAAGAACAAAGACAATGACGAACTAGATTATTGGATTGTAGATAACGCGACGATCCACGAAAAACTCACCACCAAAGAAGCTTGACAAATACCAAATAGCCATTAGGCTTTAAACAAAGAAAGGATAGAAAAATGGCTAAGCAATATCACTTTATAGTCATAGTAAATGAGGACGGAACTTTCCAAATGGACTACGACACTTCCATAAACTTTGATAATGGAGATGTCTGGAACGAAGAAGAAAACCAATGGTATTTCCATACAGACAACGAAGTCTTTGAGGGCTACGAAGAAGCAGCTGATAGGTTAGAGGCACGCCTATCTGGCTCACCCCTAGACAAGCTAAGGAATAGATAATGGCTACTTTCGCTTATGTTAGAGATCTAGCAAGCGGGATCCCTTGGATCGCCGAATACCCTAGCCGGAGATCTATGGATCTAGAGTTTTCCGATCTAAATCAGTCTTATCGGGTGATCTATCAACACTCTTTCGAACCTGAGGATTGGGACTATCCGGCGCTCGCTGATGGTGAAGTGTTGCTATTCCACCCTAAGTTTGGGCTGATTATTGCCCAAAGCATAGACCTAAATTATTTTAATGTCGAGCTTGACAGCCAAGTTTCCGTGTAGTATTTTTTACTTATGAAACCAAAAAGTAACAGCTGTAGGTATGGACACAACGACACCTATCACTATGTAACCAAGTCTGGCAAGAGTAGAAGCCATTGCCGAGTGTGTAAGAAAGAGCAGAGTGTTGCCTCTAGAGTTGGTCCAAAGTCTAAGCACGCACCCGCTATGGTGGCTAGGTATGACCTAAAGATTATGGAAGCCGAAATCAAGATTGCGGAAATCCAAAAAAAGATTGAGCACCTAAACAAAATGCGAGACAAATACGCGGTCAAAAATAATTAGAAAGTTTGGCGTGTCGCTTGACAAGGTTATTGTCTGATGTAAGACTTTACTCAAGAAGAAAGGATAAAAATGAAATACACACTTAGAAGATTGGTTCTCTCGGTAGTCACAACCCCGATTGTTTTGGTGATGTATGGCGGATTGTATTTTGGTCTGGCACTACTCGCTAACTCTTACGCAAGCATTGGATTATTCCTAAGCAATTTGATTGCGGTTGCTTTCGGTTGGATTGTTGCGGTAACATTTTCCAGACAGATTTTCGATTTCATAGAAAGGACAGGAAACTAATGGAAATCAAAATGAAAAAAGGCAGACACGCTAAGGGCGTAGGCAGACACGCAGACACTAGCCGAAAGGTGAAGATGTTTGGAAAGCCTAAGGGTGGTGGCAGACACGCCAAGCGGTAAAAAGTAGTTTTAGATTTCCCCGATAATCCTGGACAGCGATCCGGATCGGGGATTTTTTATTAGTGGGTTGTTATCAAATTGTTATCATTTCTTGCTTGACAAGAGTTGGGTAGGGGAATTAGTCTTTGGGTATAAGAAGAAAGGCAAAAATGGACAGCACACCACTAATCAAATACGCCGAAACTCAAAGCATTGGGGGTTCAGGCTACCCCTACGCCTTTGGTTGGGTATGGGCAACCTTGTCAGAGAAAGACCAAAAGGCAATTCTCAAAGAGGTTGCTAGGCGAGTGGCGGAAGAAGAAGCCAAAAAGTAATTAGCAAAAAGCAACCCCGCCTAACAGCGGGGTTTGTTTTTTGGATCTAATCGGATCTCGGCGTGTTGCTTGATAATGTCACCCCGTTATGGTAAGTTTCAGATACACCAAAGAAAGGATAAAAATGGTGGGTTCAGGGCAGTTGTTAGCAAGCCTAAACATTAGGACAATTGTTTCTATGGTTTCGGGTGAAACTTATGTGGAGCCAAATCTACTTTTGGAGAACCAGGATTTCCTAGACCAAATGGCAAAGGCAGACACAATGGAAGAATTAGTTGATTGGGTAAATGAGAATTATTAGGCAGTAAGAAGAAGCCCCCCGTAGAAATGCGGGGGGTTTCTTTTTATGGTTGATAAATGCCGTTATCAAAATGTTATAAAAAACTTTGCGGATTGGCTTGACAAATAAAAGCCACCCCATTAGGCTTGCTACACAAGCGAAAATGCTTGATGAAGAAAGGAAGCCAAAATGGCTCAAGCAGTAAAGGTTGATGTTGTTTCTCTAATCGAGGAACTAGCGGTTGTTAGGGCAGAGAAAGATGTTCTGGCAAAGCGTGAGAGTGCTATTCGCAAGGCGGTTCTAGAGGCTACTGGAAATGTTGCCACCCCAATTGCTAATGACAATGGCGAGATTATCGCCGAGATTATCGCAAGCGTTCGCCGTTCGGTTGGCGATTGGGATACTTTCGAGGTTGCCTACCCAGAAGCCTACAAGGCTCTAACCCGCTTTACTGATGTTCTAACCCTAACCCTACCCAAAGAGTAAGGCAGACTAAAAGCAACCCCTAGCCCAAGCGGTTAGGGGTTTGTTTTTATTTGTGGTAAGCAACTTATGGATCATAAATCCTGTTACCAAAATGTTATAAAAATTTATGCGAAACACTTGACAAATAAAACTCTGCCGTTATGCTTATTACATAAGCCAAAAGGCTTACGGAGAAAGGAAAAAAGAAATGACACTAGAGGTAACCCTAAGCAATGGAACAACCATCTATCCAAGCTTTGACCCAGCACACCTAGAGGGTGTCGCTTATTACTACAATGAGCAATACCGGATTGGGTTTGTAAAGTCTTGGCGGGTAGTCAAATGAAAGCTCTTTCGGCGGTGGCAGTAGTTGGCGGTGTTGTTGCCACGGTGTTTGCGGTTGATGGCTATTACCTACTAATGGACAATGACCTAAGCGAGTTTGGCTTTGCGGTGTTGCCCTGGATTATTGGTTTAGGCTATGCGGTTTGCGGTTTAGGGATTGTGACTAAGTTAGTGGCAACCTATCGCCGATAGTCTTTGCGGTTTGCGGTAAGCCCCTAGGTATCCCCTAGGGGTTTTACTTTTTACTTTTGATAAACAATGATCATTAGAGTTTTTATTGCGGACCCCGCCCCCAAACAAGCAAAATAAATCTTGACCGGTAATTTCTTTCTGCCTTGGATTATTTTTTAGGTGATTAGTTTTGATTACCCCTCTGCGGTAAATCAAAAAATGCCCCTGGTTAGCCCTGTAATGCCCCTAGAACTGATTGACCCTCACAAGGATACCAGCTTACAATTCTGACCCCTTAGAACCCAACCTAGCCTCAATTAGACAATAGACAAGCAACCTAACTAATGAATTGTTTTTTGATTAGCAAATCAAACAACATAAACAATTACCCCTCTCCAAACAAATAATTTTTCCCAAAATCTCAAGAAGCAATGCTTGATGACCGAACCCCCGTCAATTTAGGAAACAAATTTCACACGTTCCAAAACATAGCGCTGCCCTCTCACCCGTCAAAAGCAGTTGACGTTAAGGTACTAGTTTTTATCTAAGTGCAGACGTTTAGGTTATCTTGAAGCCGCCGCAATTTATTAGGAACTCCGCGAAAGAATCGAGATCCGATTCTCTCATCCAGTAACTACAGACAGGTGGTCTTGCTTTTCCAGTGCCGCTGCATTTAATGCACTGAGAAGATCCAGCCTTTAGTATCCCTATCCGATTAAGGCCAAATCCAAGACATCGAGGACAGGTCGTGTCTTCTAGCGAATCTAGGAAGGCGTTAAATTCCTCAACATACTTTCGGGCAACCCCGCTCTCTACATCGCTCTTTATTAGCAGCCCCAGCTTTTTTGAATTCTCCCCAGAAAGTCCATCGCCATCGTTTGAGTGCCCGTATTTGACAGCATCGGCAATTTCTGGGTATTTGGTTTCCACGTACTCCCACAAAGGATGCCAAATCCAAGCGCTCCTGTTAAAGATTGACAGCTCTCTCTGCTCTGGGTTTTCGGCAATTAATGAAAAAGCCATTAGCTTCTCTCGAACTTCCCTGGCAACGATGCACTGCTGTAGCCATTGTTGTAAATCTTCAGATTCACATTGTCTCCACAGTCCCAGTAGTAGCTCTCTGGGATCTCCCTAAATTCAGAGTCATTTTCACAGTGATCCCAGCTAGCTGACTTGTGCTCGACTAGCTGTCGAATGTCAGCTTGGCCATACACAGTAGCGGCGTCTCGGAAACTTTCTAGGCTCTCTAAGTTTTTCATGTAGTCAATGTATGAGTAGTAAGTTTCTAGTATGGACGCAGTAAAAAACTTACCGTCAGTTGTTCGGGCACTACTAAAAACTCTATCATGAACTATGTCGGCAATTTCTGACACCCAAAGGTTGCCAGCCGTGGAACCGAAAAACCAACTACAAAACGTGTAAATTCCGTCGCCGTCAAACTCTTTGCAGCCAACAAAGCTTTTCGAGGGATCGAACCAAGAGTCTAGAGGGACAAGACACCTAGCATCGATGTCTGCATACACCCCGCCAAATTTAGCGATGCAGTGGAACCTCCAGTAGTCCCCCTTAAGAGCTCCCTTAGTTATTCCCCTGTACGCGTCCACCCGATCGGGGCCGTAGTGCTGATCTAAAAACTCTATGCAATCTTTTTCGCTCATGTACTGATATTCCCAGCCCGGATTTAGATCTATCCAGCTGCGCCTGATGACCTCTATGTACTCTGGAATGTCAGATTCTTCAAAGTTACACGTCTGCCAAATCTTTTTTGGGATAGCCATGCCACCGAGTATAGCACCCCCCTTAATTTAAAAATTACCCCCTCCCCCCTTTTAAAAACGCCCCTATTACCGGCTACCCAATTTTTAGAAAAAATGTCCAAGGGTACTAAAACTTAAATTAATGTTCAAAAAAGGGCGTTTCTCTCCCTAGTACCATAAAACAGCACGTAAAATAGAACCTATGTCTCGAAGAACAGCACGTGGACAGCAGCTCCCCCCTCACGAGGTGGAGTTCCTAAACACGCTCAAGGGAGAGCAGCGCATAGAGCGCGTAGCGGCGTTATTTAACGCAGGGTGGTCCCTCCAGACCATCGGGGATTCGCTACAACCGAGGCATCCAAGATCGACTGTCCGATCCTGGGTCTTGAAGGCTAAGGGCCTGAATTTAACAGACGCCCCTATTCCGACTCCAAGACTAAAAACCCCAGAAGGCGGGTACCAGAAGGTACGCCCTGAGTCCCCGGGAATCCCACAAGGTGACCTAGACCAGATCCGCCATCTTTCCCCCCTGGCTCGCGGCTATCGTTCACGGATGGCTTCGACGTCAGCTCCCGCCGTTGCAAACCAGCGTCTAACAGACCTATGCAAGCGGCTCCACCAAAATAACGTCTCGGTTCGTGAACTGGCCGAAGCAGCGGGCGTCACCTATCGCGCTATGTATAAGCGCCTCTTTCTATAAAATCCAACTTGACAAACAGTAGACGCCCCTACTAATCTGTACCCCACAACTAAATAAGACCAAGTACTAACGCAAGGAAAGGTAGGTCGATGTTAGAGAAACTAAGCAAAAAGCAAAAGGATGGGTTCTATACCATTCTCATTTTGACTGGACTATTTGTGTCTGGTTCAACTCCGATGTACGACGTGAACTCGTCTTCAGCGGAGGCAGCCGGTTCGATGTTTGCGCCAATAATAAAGCCTCAACCACTCGAGCAGACAAACAGGGTCCCGCTTCAGCGGGAAGCTGACATACTTGTCCAAATCCCAAACATTGGGAGACTAACAAACAAAATTGACGAGCTAGAGTCAACTGTTGAAGCTAAAGAGTTCACCATCACTGCGATGAAAGAACAAAAAGAAATTGAACTTGCTCAACAGCGGGAAATCTATGTTTCTATGGACCAGGCCCTCATCGAGCTGTCCGAGTATGTAGGAAAAACCCCGTGGGGGTTCGGCGGAGACGACCCCAAACGCTGGGATTGCTCTGGACTTACGATGTGGTTCTACAAAACTTACCGAGGTATAGACCTAGAGCACTCTGCCACCAAACAGATGCGCGGAGGCATTAAAGTAGACGCCCCTATTCCAGGTGACCTAGTTGCTTTCAAGTACGGACGTAACAAAGATGCTTTCCACATCGGTGTGTACATGGGTGGCGGTATGTTTATCCACTCCAAGAACTCCAGAGCCGATACGGTATTGGAGCGCGTCGAGGATTTTGCCTCTAAAAATATTACGGTTGTGTATATCCGCTACTAGTGCTAAGCTGAAGCCATGGAACTTCAAACATTCATTTCATGGCTCGGATACAGTGCCATCGTTTTAATAATCGCCGGACCGGTTTTAGTACGCCTGGTCCGAAACATTGCGGTCGGACTAAAACTCCGTAGACGCCGCAAAGCCACACCCGGACCCCTCCTCGGAGTTGTCTACCCTCAAACGACAAAGAAAGACAAAAAGTGAAACTTTATCTATTCCTACGATCCATCGTATGGACCTCGGTTTTTTCTATCCTGCTAGTAGTTGCGTCCATCGTTTTGGCTGCACTAGCAGCGCCGCTTCCGTTAGTTGTGGCGTCTGCTATTAGTTCTATCGCGCTCGCTGTCTTGAGCACAAAAACGAGCTAGTAATGCTGCTTGAAATTATTTTTATAGTTTTAGGAATTTTAATCTTTTTATGGTTGACAATATCTGTCTTTACAGTTATTGTTACTCTGATTGGTTCGCCGGCAGATATGCATGACGTATTGATTGATGACACAAAAGGAAATGATGCAACTAAAAGTAAAAAATTACGATGACCTAAGGGACTCACTGGCAACCAGCGGTTTGTTTGATATGACAGACTGCGTTGTCGAAATTAGATGTCCCATGGACTCGGATGTAAATGAGATCAAAAGAATGACTAACCTCATTGAATCTATGGTTCATGTAACCGATGTTCAGGTTGCGTCAACTTATGAAGATTTGGCTACAAGTGATTACACAATCACCCTGACTGAAGATACTCAAAAGTTTAAAAGAAAATTTACGACAAGAAAGTAGAGAGATGACGACCGTGAGTGACGAACAAAAATACATCAAGAAGAATCAGCGTTTACCAGAATCAATTCGCAAGGCATTCAAGAAAGCCGCCGACAATACCGAACGCGACTACTTGATTAAGCAGCTGGTTGATGCCAACTGGACCTACGAAGCCATCTCTAATGCATCCGGTCTTACCCGAGAGCGGATCCGTCAGATTGCTAACGCTAACGAAGCGCTAGCTAAGGAGTTTTCTTTCGACCTTGGGGTGGAAATTCCAGAACCTCCAAAAAAGGAAGAGCGCCCGAAGCGCGAGTACGTTGAGCCGTCTCCAGAGACGCTAGCCCGACTACTTGAGCTGCAGCCTTACGCCCAGCAGGTTCGAGCCAATGGCAAGAAATACCGCGAAGAGGCAGAGGAATACACGCGCCTACTGAACCACGCTCATAAGGTTGAAGGAGTAACTCTTTACCGCTTAGCAAAGCGCCTGGGAATTACTAACGGCGCTATTCGGTTCCGTTTAGTTAGATATGGATATCTCAAGGCTAAAACCGCGAAATCCAAGGTTTATAACCCAGTTATCAAGCAGAACAGGGCTATCTAAAATTAGGAGCTTTCAAGATCATTTTGATCGATCCGAAATTCAGGAGAGCTTCGCTATGCTGGTAGCAGCTCGTGTAAATCAGATTCTTGCCGGTGAAGCCAAGCCTTTACAGTTTGACAAAATTGGCGGAGTCTACTACACAACAGAACAAGAAAATTTAATGTTTGCAGACACAATTGCTAGAGCAGTCTGCGCAAATCTAGAAACAGGAGAGGAAAAGTAGTGAGCAACTACAACGTAAATGACAGCACTGCAAAGTGCCCGGTTCCGCACGGAACTGCAGGTGGAGCTAGTGCATCACTTGGCACCACAAACAATGATTGGTGGCCAAATCAGATTAGCCTAGAGCCGCTACTTCATCACAACCCAAAGAGCGATCCAATGGATCCTGACTTTGACTATGTTGCAGAGTTTAAAACTCTAGACCTGAGTGAAGTTAAGGCTGACATCACTGAGGTTATGACTAACTCTCAGGACTGGTGGCCAGCAGACTACGGTCACTACGGACCGCTATTCATTCGTATGGCATGGCACGCTGCGGGAACCTATCGTGTTTCTGACGGACGTGGTGGCGGTGGAGAAGGACTACAGCGTTTTGCTCCACTTAACTCATGGCCAGACAACGTAAACCTAGACAAGGCTCGCCGCTTATTGTGGCCAGTCAAGAAGAAGTATGGACGCAAGCTCAGCTGGGCAGACCTAATGATTCTTGCAGGTAACGTTGCACTCGAAGACATGGGATTCCCGACCTTCGGTTTTGCTGGTGGACGTGCAGACGTCTGGGAGCCAGACAACACTTACTGGGGCAACGAGACTGAGTGGCTAGCCAACAAGCGTTACGACGCAAGCCGCGATGCAGAAACTTTAGAGGACCCACTAGCTGCTGTGCAGATGGGACTTATCTACGTAAACCCAGAGGGACCAGATGGCAACCCCGACTTCAAGCTAGCTGCTGCAGACATTCGTACCACATTCGGCCGTATGGCAATGAATGACGAAGAGACTGTTGCACTTATCGCTGGTGGACACGCGTTTGGTAAGACTCACGGTGCTGGTGATGCATCGCAAGTTGGACCAGAGCCAGAGGCAGTTGATGATCTAGCTGCAGTTGGTCTTGGTTGGAAGAACTCACAGGGCAAGGGACACTCGGAAGACACAATCTCTTCTGGTCTCGAAGTTACTTGGACTCCTAACCCAACTCGCTGGGACAACGACTACCTACGCTTGATTTACAAGTACGAGTGGGAGCAGACTAAGTCTCCAGCTGGTGCGACCCAGTGGGTTCCAGTAGGTGAGGTAGACGCCGAGGACATGGTTCCTCACGCTCACCTAATCGGCAAGAAGGAAAAGCCAAAGATGCTAACCACTGACCTTGCTCTCCGTTTCGGAGATGAGGAGTATGACCGCATCTCTCGCAAGTTCCTAGAGGACTTTGATTATTTCACTGACGTGTTTGCACGTGCATGGTTCAAGCTCACCCACCGTGACATGGGACCACGCGCACGCTATCACGGACCAGAAGTTCCAGCTGAAGTTCTAATCTGGCAGGATCCAATTCCTGCTGGTGTAGTTCCGTCTGAAGAAAACTTAGATCGCCTAGCAGAATTGCTTGACGACTCCGGACTAACTATTGCAGATGTTGTAACTGTTGCATGGGCGTCTGCTTCTACCTACCGCAACACCGACAAGCGCGGTGGAGCAAACGGTGCTCGACTATTCCTAGAGCCACAGCGTTCTTGGCCAGTTAACCACGGCCTCGAGGACATTCTACAATCTCTCGAGCAGGTTAAAGAAGACTTGGCTGCAGAGGGAATCAACATTTCACTTGCAGACATTACGGTTTACGCTGGAAACATGGGAGTTGAAGCTTCAGCTGCCGAAGCCGGAATTCCAATTTCTGTAGAGTTCAAGGGCGGTCGCGGAGACGCAACTCAAGAGCAGACAGACGTTGAATCCTTCAATCACCTCTACCCCGTTGCAGATGCATTCCGCAACTGGTCCCACAAGAAGTATGCTGACTCACTTGATCGCTTGCTGATTGACAAGGCAACCCTGCTCGGACTGACTCCCCCAGAAATGGTTGCTTTGTACGGAGGTCTTCGTGTTCTAGGCGTATCTACTGAAGATCGCGGTGTGCTAACTAACACTCCTGGCGTACTAACCAATGATTTCTTTGTCAATATTCTTGACATGAACATTCAGTGGAAGCCGATCGAAAACAATCTATACGAAGGTCGTGACAGAAGAACTCAGGATCTTGAATGGATTGCATCTAGAGCAGATCTAGTGTTTGCATCGAACTCGGTTCTGCGAGCCTACGCGGAGGTTTATGCCTCGGACGATGGCAAGGAAAAGTTAGTTATCGACTTCATTGCCGCTTGGGAAAAAGTAATGAATAACGATAGGTTCGACCTACTCTAAATCAAACTAAAGGAAAGCCCCTGCTTCGGCAGGGGTTTTTCTTATGTTAGAATATTTATCCAAACCACTAAGGAGAACCTTGCTTTCGCAACTAGTAAGAGAGTCCTCTAAGGAAGTACACCTAGAGGCCGAGCGCAGTCCATTTATGGTTGCCCTTATGAAGGGCGATCTGCCCTCCGAGGCATACTTCGATTACATTGCTCAGCTTGCCCCTATCTATGAAGCTTTAGAAAAATGGGAAGGAAAGCTGCCATTTTTTGACAGACGCCTCGACCGTTTCGAGCGCATCATTGCAGATCTTGAGTACATCGGTACCAGGATTGTTCTCAACGAAACTATTGCTTACGTTAAGCACATCAAGAAGATTATCAAGCTCAAGGACGAGGTTCGTCTAGTTGCTCACCACTACACCCGCTACCTCGGAGACCTTTCCGGCGGACAGGCAATAGGTGCGCTTGTTGCACGTAACCTTTCGATTCCACCAAACTTCTTATCCTTCTATGACTTCGACGACATCGGGGATCGCGTTCGTTACAAAGAAACTTACCGAGAAAACCTAGACACCCTAATTGACCCTAAGGACTACGACCGATTTATTCAGGAAGTAATCCTGGCCTTTGAGTACAACAAAAAGATTTTTTACGCTCTGGGCGAACAGTGGTTGAAAAACTAAAAACTTTGTGCTAATCTGATACCAACAGCAATCCGACGGGAGAGCTGGAGTGTGGCTGAATAACCCGAAAGCTATATGGGCGGGTAAGGCACAGGCGGTCCTTAGCGGGACAGTTAGCTACTAAACGTCTGGTGGGCTCAAAAGCGGATCTTACAGAGACCGTAATAGCTAGGCCCTGGTGGTAAAAGGCAATCCATCTTCTCACTCTTAACACCCCTGCAGAAATGTAGGGGTGTTATACTTTTTCTGTGCCCGAACTAAATGCAAACATCCCACCAATTGAAGCCTACGTACGAGGCAACTATCTTCGTGACCAGCAGGATTCTCACGATAAATACTTTCCAGTAACTATTTTCGGCGTTGCTAGCATTCAGGGCAGATCTCCACTATTTCACTTCCTTATGGAAGATGGCGGACTGTGGTGGCGTATGCCAATTTCCGCTTTTTGTTCCGAGCCCGGGGTTCCAGAAGTAGATATTCATAATCTGGTCCTATGGAACTCGTTCAGTCCATACATCGCAGTGACTCAGTTTCAAAACATGGTCAACATGAAGATGCAATACATCGACCGTGACAAAAATAAAATCCTAGGCAAGTATTTATTTACGTTGGACTGGCACACACCCGAGTGGAACATTCTTGACTCTGGCTACTCTGAGAACCCAGACCAACACAAGTGTGGCCACGTAATCCTTCGCGATGATGGCAACTTTGCTATTCAGCCCAATAACCGCGTCCTTCTTTTTGAGCCATCCATGGTCACTAAGCCTGGCCAGAAATTAATTGACCGGCTTGTCAATACCAGAAAGTGGGACGTAGAAGACGCGTCTAAGTGGACAACCGAGGACTCCAACAACTATAATTACGACATCGTAAAAACTTCTAAGGAGAAAAATGGGAAAAAATAAGAAGGCTGCTCCAGCTGCTGTAAAGACAACAACTGACCGCAAGAACGGCAAAGCTTCAAAGAAGCGCCCAAAAGTGTTTGATGCTGTTAAGCGCAGACTAGTCACACTCAAGAAATAGTAAATTGACTGCGCCAAAGAAAATAGCGTGGATTACTCCCACTAACGGACGAAAAGATCTACTACTAGCAGCGCGACAGTCTTGGTACGACAATATTGTTGGAAAAATTGAAAAAGAGATAATTGTTGATGATTCCGGAAACCAGGAGTATCACGACTGGCTAAAAACAGAATACCCCTCGGCGGCAGTTGTTCGCTACTCCGATAAAAATTTGGGTTACACAACTACCATGCAAAACTGCTTTGATCAAGCTATTTTGTCTGGCTGCGACTATGTTTTACATACCGAAGATGATTTTGTTCTAAAATCAAAACTAGATATAAATCTTATTGCAGAGATACTCGACAACAACGAGGATCTGGCTCAAATTGTTTTTAAACGAAGCCCGGTCTACCAATGGGAACACCTAGGCACCGATCTAATAGATTCAATTAGAAAAAGGGGTTATCCGATAGAATATAGAGAAGATAAAAACACTATCGCTGTAAACTCTTTTTATTGGTCGGCTAACCCAAACATCTATCCGATTAAGGTTGCTCGGGTTGGGTGGCCAGCAGAGAGTCAATCGGAGATTGCGTTCTCTAAAAAAGTTTTTGCTCTTGGATATAAATCATCCTATCTAGGAACAGAAAATGACGAGCCTATAACCGATCACATCGGTCACTATAGACTCGGGTTCGGCCACTAACAAAGGATCAGGATGCCAGGTTCAGATAGCGCTAATAACAGCTGGGTTATGCAAAAGCTAAAGGAAATTGAACCAAAAAGAATTCTTGACGTGGGGGCTGGAAACGGCAACTTTGGTCAAAGGGTAAAAAGCGTTTTTGGTGACTCGGTTGTTATCGATGCAATTGAAGCCTGGGAGCCTTACATTGCTCAATTCAATTTACAAAACAAGTACAACAATGTCTTTAACCAGGACGCAAGACTCTGGGATGACTTTGCATACGACTTAGTAGTTTTTGGCGATGTTTTAGAGCACATGCCGGAAGCCGAAGCCAAAGAACTCTGGGCAAAGACAGCTAGCGCGGCGAAGTACGCAATCATCACTATTCCAATCATTCACTACCCGCAGGGTGCAGAGTTTGGAAATCCATTTGAGATTCACCACGAAGAAGATTGGAATACAGCTAGAATTTTAGAAGCTTTTCCTGGTATCATAGATCACAAAGAGTTTCCAATCACTGGCGCTTACTTTGCCAAGTTTGAGAACTAACATTCCTCTCTAGCTCAATGGCAGAGCAACGAGCTGTTAACTCGTAGGTTCGTGGTTCGAGTCCACGGAGGGGAGCGGAGGACTATGTTTTTAGTTAGTGATGAACTTGTTGGCTCAGAATTTAGCCAACAAATAAAATCTTTGGTTTTTGGTTTTCAAGAGCCAATTAATTGGCAATACAGTGATATGACTAATCGTATGTACGATGATGATCCAATCTCTATAAAAACTAACCAAGTAAAAGAAACTTTCTATTTTTCTGGGTACATTGAACCAACTGCTCGGCTATATGAAATTGTTTTATCTTTTCTAGAAAAAGAGCTGAGCCAGCACGGGGTTTCTATCGGAGAAATCTTTATGTTTAGAGCAAACATTTTTACTAGAAAAGATTACTCATACTCCGGGATCCATCACACCATCCACGTCGACAATACCTCTGATGACTACATGTCATTTCTTTACTACATCGAAGATTCCGATGGAGACACAAGATTTTTCAATGAAAAATATTCCCCCTCTATGAATAGCACCCTACTGAGCGAGAAGCAGTCTGTATCGCCCTCGGGTGGACGCTATGTTCTATTTGACTCTAACTACTACCACGCTTCGGCTTCTCCCGTGAATCATGATGCTAGATCTGTTTTGAATGTCATTTTTAAGGTAGCCTAGGTTCATAGTGCTATACTTTTGCTATGGACAAAGATAAGAAAAAACTCCCCAAGGGGAAGTCTGAAAGAAAAACTCCTATTCAACAGAATGGACCTAAATTTCAGATGAAAACTCAAAGGGGAGTAAATCCAAGTACAACAAGACGCGGCAGCGCTCGCGGAAGATAACTAAATAAGGGCCTGACTGGTTTCGACGGTGAGTCTGAAATTGGTGAAGCGTGCAGAGAATCCTGTAACTCTTGAATCGGGAACAAAAAATATAAACGGCACACAGTCCGCATTCGCACTAGCTGCTTAGCAGTGCACCTCCGGCAGCAGTAGTTCTAACTGAGCACCGCAGGTTTTAAATAAATAGAACAACCAAAGTCTCTCCCACAAGACTTTAAAGAGTGGTAACGACTTAGATCTTTTGGCAGATCGATATCTAAGCCGTATTGGATCTGCCTACGCACGTAGAAGAACAATGAATTGCTTATCGGACGCGGGTTCAATTCCCGCCAGGTCCACAATTGATGTACACTAGTACCCTATGGGTAAAAGCATTATGGAACAGCTCGCTCTCCTTCCAGAGGAAGAGCGTCTAGAAATCCTCGCTGGGATGGACCCCGATTCCTTGGTTTGGGATTGGTCAGTCTGGGCGCGTCCAGAGCAGAAAGCCCCTGAAGGCGATTGGAACGTCTGGCTGGTTATGGCTGGTCGTGGTTTTGGTAAGACCCGTCTTGCATCCGAGTGGGTCCGCGAACAAGCTAAGTACACCAAAGATGGCCAGCGTCGCTTTGCCCTCGCTGCTCGTACTGCAGCTGACGTTCGTGACGTTATTGTTGAAGGTGAATCTGGAATTATTGCTGTTTCTCCTCCGTCAGAGAAGCCACACTACGAGCCTTCGAAGCGACGCCTAACCTGGCCAAACGGAAATACTGCCACTCTTTTTACTGCTGATGAGCCCGACTCGCTTCGTGGTCCTCAGTTCACCCACGCATGGGGCGATGAGATTGCAGCTTGGCGTCAGACTCCAGATGCCGCAGGTATGACCGCGTTTGACAACCTTCGCGTTGGTACGCGTCTTGGCAAGAACCCGCAGATTGTTTGTACCACCACGCCAAAGCGCGTACCGCTACTTTACAAACTAATTGAAGAGTCACGCACTGATCGTCCTGGTGGCTCAAAAGTTGTAATCACTAAGGGATCTACGCTGGACAATGCTGGAAACCTTTCGCAGGCTTACTTAGACACAATTACTGGCGTTTACGAGGGAACTACCCTTGCTCGCCAAGAGCTTTATGGAGAGATGCTCGACGACATCGAAGGAGCACTTTGGAATGAAGAGATGGTTGAATCAGCTAGAGAAATGGTTTACCCTCCAAGCACTCCGCTTCGTATTATCGGCGTGGACCCTTCGGTTGCTGAGAATCCCCGCGACGAATGCGGTATTGTTGTCTGCGCTGCGACTGCAGAACATGACCTCTATAAGCGCAATGCTTGGGTTCTTGAAGACGCTACAGTTCATGGTTCCCCAGACACCTGGGCCCGTAGGGTTGTGGAAATGGCTCGTAAGTGGGGTTGTCCCGTCGTTGCCGAGGTTAATCAGGGTGGCGCTCTCGTACGAAATGCCATCAATGCGATTGACCCAACTGTTAAGGTCCTCGAAGTACACTCTAAATACGGTAAAGCCCTCAGAGCAGAGCCAGTAGTTTTGTCTTATGAGCAAAAAAGAGTCCATCACGTCGGCTATTTGCAAGATCTAGAGTCTCAGATGTATTCTTGGATCCCGGAAAGCGCTTCTAAGTCACCTGACCGCGTCGACGCACTAGTTCACGCCCTCACTGCGCTTCTAATTAAGCCACCACCTGGCTTCTCGGGTGGAAAAATTCGTGCAAAGAGCTTCGCTGATCGAAAACTAGGCGTAACTAACCCAAATACTCGCCCTCTAGGCAAAATTTTTAGGGTAAGATAGTGAAAATACTTCTGGATAGGTTCCCTTGCCATTTGGCAGCCGTTGGACCAGGCAAAATTGATGATGTAACCACCATGCGGAGCTTCGAACCTACCCCAGGAACTACTTATCTAGAGATAACAAGGGTGGTAATTACTGATGAAGTCATTGTTGTGGCCAAGGACTCCCCGCAAGGGCCGCAAATCGTTTTTCGAGAAGCATATGAGACGTACATCCCGTCTGACGACCCTAAAACGGATTCTTGGGTTGTAACTCAGAGCGGAAAGATGCTAGCATTCAAGAAAGACACGGGTTGCGGATGCGGCTCCAGGCTCAGAGGCTGGAATCCATACAAGACCCTGACTTCAAGTAAGGATTGATATGGAAATTACTGCAATAAATTTTGTTATTTTGGCTCTTGGTGCCTATAGGCTAACGCATTTGATCACAACTGACGCGATTGCGGACGGATTTAGACAAAAAGTTTGGTCTAAGTTCCCGCCTAACACAAAAATTGGATATTTGATAACTTGCAACTGGTGCACAGGTTTTTGGGTCTCGTTAGCATTTGTTGTCGGTATTTCAATTTTACCCCAACTAACCTTTGTGGTATCATTAGTCTTGGCTATTTCCGCAGCGATTGGGCTAATCTCAGCCTGGATTGAAAACAAGTAGGTAGGAGCCAACTTTGGCTATTTTTAAAAAGCAACCCTCGAAGCAGCGTGAGACTAGACCTGCTGTAACTGCATCTGCACCGAAGAATGCTACTCGGGTTGCGCCTGGTGTTTCAATTGACTCTTTCGGCATCGTCTATGCCGAGCCTCAGGTTTTTAATGCTCCTCGTCCATTAACTGCAGCCGCTGCTCAGGTTAATCTGCAGGATAAAGGTGAAGCCGAGCTATTTAAAGCTCGTCGGCAGTCAGCTTCTACTTCTTGGCAGACAGAAGCTTGGGAATACTATGACTCAATCGGTGAAATTAAGTACGCGTTTAATTTAGTAGCGTCTGTTGTGTCTCGTATTCGTCTTTACGTTGCCGGAATCAATAGCGCAAGTGAAACTCCAGCGCCAGTAGAGATTTCAGAAAAAATTGACGATAAGTTGGCTCAGGCGGCCCAGCGTGCACTCGACAGACTTAGCTCTGCGTTCGGTGGACAGTCTGGACTACTAAAAGATGCTGCACTAAACCTTCAGGTTACTGGTGAATGCTATTTGGTTCAGCTACCAGAGCGAGTTGGGTCTCAAATTCCAGAGTCGTGGGACGTACGTTCAGTCGACGAACTGCAAATTGACCAGCGCGGTAACTACATCATTAACCCACGTCGTGAAGTTGGTGGCGGAACGGCGTCTATGCTTTCACAAGGAAATAGAGAAGCAATCGTATTGCCAGCTAAGGCATTTGTTGGTCGTATCTGGCGCTCACATCCTCGCTACACTCAGGAAGCTGACTCTAGTCTCCGTGGTCTACTAGATCTCTGCGCTGAGCTTCTACTTCTAAACCGCACCTTCCGTGCAACTGCCCGTTCACGCCTCAACGCTGGTGCACTTTATCTTCCGGACGGCCTCAGTGTTGCGGCTGCTCCGGATCCTGACTATCCTTACGACGAAAATGGGGAGTACAACCAACAGTACAACCCAGAGGAAGCCGCCGACGAGTTTGAAGACCAACTAATCGACGCGATGACCACTCCGATTAAGGACGAGGACTCTGCGAGCGCCGTTGTTCCGTTAATCATTCGTGGTCCTGCAGAACTTGGTGACAAGATCAAGCAGTTTAAGTTCGAGCGTTCCTTCGACCCAGCTCTTGCACAGCGTGCAGACCGAGTACTAGAGCGCATCATGCAGGGTCTAGATGTTCCAAAGGACGTTGTAACAGGACTTGCTAACGTTAAGTACTCCAACGCACTTCAGATTGATGAGGCCCTCTACAAGGCACACATCGAGCCTCTGATGCTACTTATCGTTGACGCACTGACTGTTATGTACTTGCGTCCATATCTAGTTGCAAATGGATATACTCCAGAAGAAGTCAAAAACATCTGCATTTGGTATGACCCATCTCAGGTTGCTACTCGCAACGACCGTGCAGCAGATGCTGACTCTGGATTCGACAAGATGGCAGTTTCCTACAACACATGGAGACGCGCTCACGGATTCTCGGAGTCGGATGCGCCAACTCCGGAAGAACTTGCTCTAAGAATTGTTTTGGAGAAGGGAATGATTACTCCAGAACTAACTAGTGGACTTCTTACCGCAGTGGCCCCGGAAGTTATGAATCAAGCTCGTGATCTTTCTCAGGCTGCTAATCCAGCTCCGATTCCCCCAGAAATCGATCAGCTATTGAGTGGGGAACCAGCAGCAGAACCAACTGAACCAGCAGAGACTCCAGCCGAAGCTCCAATTACTCCAGCCGAAGCTACGCCACCGCTAGCAGAACCAGAGGTCTAACATGCACGACAAGAATCCACAAATGGCAGCAAAGCTCGCTGAGCTGCTCGCTGACACAGTTAAAGCAAGATTTATTTATCAGGGCTACCACTGGAATGTAATTGGTCCAGACTTTGGTGAATATCACGACTTCTACAAAAAGCTCTACGAAGATCTCGACTCAACAATCGATGAGGTTGGAGAGAACATTCTTAAGTCTGGCTTCCCGGCTCCATATCTTTTGACAGACTTTGTTGAGCTGTCTCCAATCTCTGAGGACAGACTAGATGGAACTTCTCAGCAGTTTCTATTGCAATCTGCGCTTCGAGTCAACGCTGCTCTAATTTCTAGACTGTATGAAGCTTCTCAGTTGGCCGAAGAGTGCAATGAATGGGGCTTGATGGACTTTCTAGCAAAAAGAATTGACATGCACAAGAAGTGGGCATGGCAAATTAAGGCATATCTAGGGGTCCGCTAATGGGGTACAAGGATGAAGTATTAGGAGTTTCGACCGAGCTTTCTGGCGGATACGGTGCTCCAGCAGAACCAATTTCTACCAAGTCTAGAGGCGATGAGTCTTATGAAGATTTTCTAGACTTCGACGAAATTGATTCGCTTTTGCTCTCCGAGATTATCGACGAGGAAATCGAGCTTTTCGCAGCTGAGGGAGGCGACCCTTGCTGGGAGGGTTACGTCCAAGTTGGCATGAAGGAAAAAGACGGCAAGATGGTGCCCAATTGCGTGCCTGCTGCTGAAGCCGCTATTTATGCTACTGCCGGCTCAAAGCCTGCCCCAAAGAAAGACCAGATTAAGGGATCCAAGAAAAACAAAAAAGGCTCTGCCGCTACTGGAAAGGGAGTTAATTTTACAGCCGCAATTATTTCGGCTCTAGAGAAAAAAGTTGAGACCCACAACAAGAATGCTAAAGATGGAAGAAGAGCAACTCTAACTACTCTGAAGGCGGTTTACCGTCGAGGTGCGGGGGCATTCTCCACTTCTCACCGTCCAGACCAAAACCGTAATTCATGGGCGATGGCTAGAGTTAATGCATATTTGCATTTGTTAAAGACTGGTAAGCCCAAAAACCCAAAGTACACAACCGATAACGACTTGCTTCCCAAGTCTCACCCCAAATCTACTCGATAATAAAAGAATAAGATAAAATTTAACTAGATTTTGTCTGACTGGCACTTTAGGAAAGGTTCCAAGTGGAACAACGACTCGCGGCTCTCTTTGCCTCTGTAGGAAACGCACTAGACTCCAAGACTTATACCTATTCGGATTCTGACTATCTAGTCCGAAAACTGCTGGTTAAGTTCTTAGAAGACGAGAATGCTTTAGTAGCTTCTGCACGCCACATTCCTGACCCAGAGCAGGTAGTCGAGTCAATTCTTAACTACGTTATTTCCACCGAGTTTACTAATGATGATCCAGCCTCGTGGTATCGCAAGGCTATGGCTATTACTGTCGAGTTTGCCGACTTTGCGCACAGAAATGACATGAGCGAAGACTCTGCTCGTTATGCTGCACTTTTGCCAGATGGCCACCCAAGAGTTAAGCGAGTCCTTCCAGTAACTGCGTCTGCTGCAAGAAATGCACTAGCTGATTGGATGGCTGCAGATCCTCGCCTAGACGCCGAAGCTGCGGAGCAAGTTCGCAAGCTTTACTCTCTAGATGATTCAGCAGATGACGTAGAAGCCGAATTCGAAACCCTAAAAGCAGAAGCACTGGTTGCAGCTGGCAGAATGCCAGAAGAGCTACTTCCAATAGTTGCAGCGTTTAATCTTTCGTTTGCTCAGCGTTCTGCTATCTCTAAGGCACTTGCTGCTGTTCGCCGTCGCGACCGTAAGGGTAGATTCGCTCGAGAGTTTGGACGTCTAAAACTTTTCTTCAAGAGCAGAGGACAGTTCTTTTCTAGCAGCCCAAGAATTGTTGGACCTGGCCGCGGTGAAAATACTTACCAAGTAGAATCCAAGGGCGACCCAAACATTCCAGACGGTATCTACGAAGTTGATGCAGCTCTTGGTGAAAACATCAAAGCATATCTACCAAAGAGTGCAGTAAAGGGACTAGCTGGCCGCAAGGAAGTTGTTGCAGAGGATGACAAGCGCTTTGCAATCGAACTAGATGACTTCCTAAAGACTAAGCAGGACGCCCCCAATAACTGGACTAAGTCTGGAAATAAGTTCACCACCAAAGACGGCAAGTTTACTGCAACCAAGATTGACTCTAACGACGCACAAAAGTTTATAGACAAGGCTAAAGAGCGTGGCGACGAGCCAATTATTTCTGGTAGCGGAGCTGGTGACGCATTTGACCCAGCAGATCCAGATTCATTCTTAATTACCGACAACAAGGGCCGCACTAAGGGTGTGGCTCAAGACTGGGCAGGTGTTCAAGAAGTTTCTATTGCTAGCGGAGCTGATTTCGGTGACATGCCAGAAGCCGGTGGCAACCCAGAAGTTGGAATAGAACCCGAGCCAGAGGCAATCTCCACGGATTCGGGCGCTCTAGACAAGTCAAAACTTTCACCAAGCCTTATTGGTGAGGGCTATAACTTCTCTAAAGATGGCGACAACTCTTGGCGCAAAGATGGCCACGGTCCGGACGGAGAAACCTATACGGTTGAGCAGGGCGCAAACGGTAAATGGATCGTCGGTGAAATTACTGGCTCTGACCCATTTGCTGAAAGCCGGGATCTAGAAGTATTTGATAACGCTCTAGAAGCTTTCGAATACGCCAACGATTTAGGTCGACGCCCTTCAGACTTTGACGAGGACTGGGTAAACGATCTTATCGCCGAGCAAGAAGTCGGTCCAGACCTAGGGCAAGACCAACCGGAAGTTGATTCTCGCATAAAAATTGATCCAAGCAACCTTTCACCAGAGCTGCAAGAAAAATATCAAGAAACTTTTGACAAGTTTGACCAAGCTATTTTTAGCAATGACCGCCAGGGCATAGCCGACATGCTATCAAAAGCAGCGCTGGATAATGATATGCCAGATGAAGTTTATAGCGTACTATCCGAGGCTAGAGACTGGGTAGCCAACAGAAATGCTGTAATAGAAAACGCTCTCTCTAGAGCATCTCGCGAAGATTTAGAAAATCTGCTTGAAGATCCAGAGTTTGCTGGTTGGAGAGATCGACTAGAGTCAGCAATGATTGAGCTGGCCCCATTTGGACAAGATGGGTATGACTATGACCTCGATCAAGACACTGCCCCAGCTCTTTCTGAAAAGCAGGCAGAACCAGCTACTGGAAAACAATATGCAATGCTTAGCGAATTCCTCGAGGAGCGCAATCTAGATCCAGCCACTGAGCAAGCTCTAGCAGATGCAATTGAAAACAAGAACCTAAACAAGGCTCAGGCTAGTGCTTTAATTGGCCTTAGCCGCGCCGCTGA